CTACAAACCCTCTAGCGATTGTTGTCACATCGGGTCCTATTGTGACAGAAACGAGTCCAGTATTAGACCAAAATGCTCGGCCGTCTAACGTAACAACTCCCGACCCAAATATAACATCCGTTATGGTGTTTTCGCCCTCGAATGCATTATTTCCAATCATTTCATATCCACGTATCTCGAAACTAGTCGGGCTGCCTGCATCTATCCAGTTTTGTGTTATAAAGGTGGTTCCAGGAACAGTTCCTGATGTATAATCTGGATGGGATATGATGGTTATTGGGTATTCGGAATCAATATATGTTTCATATAGCAACGATGCAAAATCGTTATAACTACTACTACTACTATCATCAGCCCCAGTCGATGTGTCATTGCCTCCTAACCAAGACATCTGTGTGTGTGATGAGGCTATTATTCGTACTGTATATATCTCACCTATAGTAACATTCACTGGATTTGGTGAAGGAATCTCCAAAGATACTATACCACTGCCAGAAGCGGGCGTATATAAGGTTTCTGACTCAACTATTAACGGTCCATCAGTTCCTTTCCCGGAATAAAGACGCATAATAAAAGGGTTAGAGGTGGGGAGATTAGTATAACTGCGCACACCATGCAAATTGAATTTAACAAGATATCCATTCTTCCCTATCGGAAAGGATTGCCACTGGTCTTGTATACCTGCCACCCATACAGAAGTAGTGTTCGTCTGGTCTACTTCTTGAGGCATACTTGTTATGAATAGTATATATATAATAAAAAGCACTATAATATTTCCTTTCCTACACTAACTGCTGATTCGCATTTTGTTCCTAGGTATTTTATCCCACCGCGGTACGCTAATCCGCTAAACAATTGCTTCCATCTTCGTAGCATGGAAAGTTGTGTTCAGTCCATGTTCCCGGGATGGCGTATGCGCATGTTTTTTCGATACCTAGTTGGTTATCACCCAATACGAGACGCATGAATCCCATCTCTCCCCAGTATGACCCCCAAGAGTTGCGAATGATCCAGTATTGTTTGTCAATCTTGTTATCGTACCCCCACCCCACAACAGAAATGATATGATTAATCATCTTAGGTTTGTGTGGCGCGTCGTGTACCCCTCCAACGTATTCGACAATATCTTCTGCGTTAATTCCGCATGCGATGGGTCCGTTAGTATATATTTCATCCATCATGTCTGTTGCGCCGCGGATCGCGCCGAATTTTGCTACGGTCGCGTTTGGATATGTATCGATGGCGGCGCATGCGCCGCCTCTTTCCGTAAAGGTGTTACATGTTCTACATACATTATTCGCGTCGCATGTGAATGGGTCTGTTTCACCATTCTCGATTGCATGTGTTTGTATTCCTCTACACATTGGTTCAGAAGAATCTGCAGAGCAAGCCTGATATACCATACAATCGTCAAATGGGATAGAACCGTATTCTTGAATTGCCTTGTATGTTGCTAGATGATCGCCGCCATTACAAGAGCCTCCAAATCTACAGTTGAGTAAGAACTGGATACTAAGATTGATATCTGGCCATTGCGCCTTGCGTGCGATTTTGATGCGGTCTGCTAACGCACTGATACTACCGTGTGCCCAGCAACTGCCGCAGTATACAGGGATGTGTTGGTTTAGGTTTTTGGTTAAATAATTTGTACCATTGACGTTTCCCCAGTCGAAAGATTGTGGTATGAGTGCGTTTGTTTTTGGGGTAGCGCCACGCAAGGCTTGGCCAACATGGCGACGCAGATGCGCTTCGACATCAACTATAGGAATGTACTCGTTCATTCGCGGTTGTTGTGTGTTTGACGACGCTTGTGCGTAGGACATAGTTGTTCCAAACAATATTCCAGCGATTGATAAAAGAGATAAAAGAGAGAAGAGTCTGTCCATTTGATATACGTTATTATTTTTTAGATGACATGAAAACGCCCTATGTGCGTATTTGTCTAATAAAAAATAATGGTCTCCTATGTTTAGAGAACTTGATATGCAAGATCCATCGCTTATGCTAGAGAGAGTTCAAAACGAGTTGCGCGAAATCCGCAACTCTGGGTTGTGGAAAGATGAGCGAGTAATAACCTCCCCCCAAGCAGACACTATAACTGTCGGGTCAGAATCTGTTATTAATTTTTGCTCAAACAACTATTTAGGCCTCTCTAGTCATCCTCGGGTGGTATCCGCCGCCAAGCGTACAATCGATGAGCGCGGCTTCGGTATGTCGTCGTCTCGTTTCATATGTGGAACACAAGACATACACAAAGAGTTAGAACAATCTATTAGTCGTTTCCATGGAACAGAGGATGCGCTGCTATACGCATCCTGTTTCGATGCGAATGCAGGATTGTTTGAACAATTACTGGGTCCTGATGATGCTGTCTTAAGTGATTCACTAAACCACGCGAGTATCATTGATGGTATTCGCTTATGCAAGGCACAACGTCATCGATACAAACACTTAGATATGGAAGACCTAGAGAGAAATCTACTAGCCACACAGGGGTGTAGAAATCGTTTGATTGTAACAGATGGTGTATTTTCTATGGATGGCGATATTGCTCCTCTAAAGGAGATATGCGATCTGGCCGACAAGTACCACGCTCAAGTGTTTATTGACGAATGTCATGCGACTGGATTTTTAGGAAAAACAGGTCGTGGCACACCTGAATTATGCGATGTAGAGGGGCGAATCGACATCATCAATAGCACTCTAGGCAAAGCGCTCGGTGGAGGTATGGGAGGATATACCACTGGACCCAAGGAAGTAATCGATTTATTGAGACAACGTTCTCGCCCGTATCTATTTTCAAACACGCTTGTGCCATCTGTCGTGGGCGGATGTATCGAGGTGTTCAAGATTTTGAACGAGTCTACAGACTGCGTGGAGCGTTTGTGTGAAAATGTATCACATTTTCGTAAGAAGATGTCAGCAGCGGGGTTCGCATTGAATGGAAACGAACAATCTCCTATTGTTCCAGTAATGATTGGTGATGCCACACTGGCTACAAAAATGAGCGAGGAGTTGATGAAAAAAGGCATTTATGTGGTTGGATTTTCATATCCTGTCGTTCCCAAAGGTGCTGCGCGTATCAGATGTCAAATTAGCGCGGCGCATACGCATGCGCAGGTAGAACAGTGCATTGACGCCTTTATCAAGGTTGGTCGCGAATTACATGTGATCACATGATCATGATCATGCTCCTCCTACCACAAATACTTATGGCTTAATATCTTGGGCGTGTATAATCCATCGCTCTCCTTCACCTCTTTGTCGATGGCTGCCTTTCTGCTTTTGGTTCCTGAATGTCTGCTATAATAGTTCTGCATTCGCTTCCGCGTGCCGTGGTTCTTGCTCGCGTAAAGTTTTAAATCAGTTCTGTCTTTGTACTGCTGATATCGTCTATCGCCGAAATGGATTACGCGCTGCTTCCGAGTCTTCTTGTTTCTCACGTGGGCGGTGTACTTTTTTGGGAAAGGACCGCGTTCGAACTTCACTATGGTCTCGCGCATCGAGTTATTATATATACGTGATAATAAAAATGCCCGCGCAAGGACGACATATCGGACGATAAACCACCCGTAGGTCTATTGTCGTCATTTCGTCGTCGCTGCGCTGCGCGTATGTAATATTTGAGATTTGAGCGATTAAGTCCGCCCAGAGGACTTGCCAAAGTTCCCATTGGAAGGGATCTGTTGACTCTTGGTTCCCGTGCGTCAGGGCTTGATGCGCTTCTTTGCACCGTATTCGACCTGCTCGCGGTGGCTGGGAACAGACTCGGTCTGGAGGCGACGGTCGAAGTCGGTCTGCGCCGCGGCGAAGTCGGCCTTGGTCGCGCGGCGCTGCACGGGGGGCTTGTATGCATTACATGCGTCGGTAATCATTGCCATAAGTGTAGCGTCGGATATATCCATGGTGAATGTATGTGGTTGCTTATGGGATATTCGTATGGGAGACAATCAATTTGTGGGATTGTAAAAATACATGATGGTAGTAATATTATCATGTATTTGCAGGTGTTTCTTTCTATCTCTTCGTTCTTCTTGTTTTCTTGCGTTTGTTCGCCCTCGCGCGTCTCTTTTTTGAACGCGTTGCGCTGCGTCTCTTTTTGGATTTAGAGGCGCGGCGCAACGTCCGCTTCCGACGCCCGCCTTTATTTCCAAAGTAACCTTCATCATCAAGTTTTGCACCAGGTGGTCTGGCAAATTGGGATTGTCCATCAGGGGCGAAATATTGGTGAATACCTAGTTCTCCGAACGTCTGCGTCAACGCCTCTTTTTTTTGCAGGTTGTCTCTCCTTTCTTGATTTTTTTGTGTGTCGGTCTTTCTGTAAAATCGCGTTCTATTCTCGTCAGTAGTGTTCGGATCTGTGGAATACGTAAGTGGATGATAATACATTTTATTAACAATAGCCCTCCCCCTATAAATTTGTTTCGCTATAAATCCTCCTTGATTGTGTTCAAATGGACCATAGTATATAGCCGAGTATTTTTCTTGGGTGTGCCAAGTTTGCTCTCCATTACTCCGCGCGATACGGAACTGTTTTTCTACATAATATTCTTGATCTACTTCCAGTTCTGTACCTAAAACTTCTTGCATCTGTGCTATATGTGCTATTATAATATACATACATATATATATTATATCTTGTATGGAAAAAATATCCGCATTGACGTATCTAAATTGTCTAATGTCTCGTCTGGCTTATTTAGATGTCGAAGTATTTGCAGACCGTTATGAAAAGATATTTTCACTGGCTGCGCTGCGTCCGCATTTGAAGACGTTGCGCGGCGCATCGTTTTCGTCTATGGATGCCGATACGTTGAGTGCGAAGACGCTCAAAGGGTTGTCTGAATCAGTGACCCGTATTCTGTACCCCAAGAAGGGAGGTAAGATGTCCGATATACCGTCTCCATCGAAGGATATGGCGTACATAAGTATTTCTACGTCGAATTACTCTACTGTCTATGTTGTCGCCGACAAGCGAACTAAGTGTATTACCATTGCGTTTCGCGGTACTGCTTCACCCAAAGCCATTCGTTCCTATATGAGGTTGTCGTCTTCTATTCCCACGCGAACGTGTTCCGACGAGAATAAAGATGCTTATTTAATTGGAATATTCAAACTAGTAAGCGAGATGTTCTATACAATATCTGAGGCAGTTCATATGCTTTCCAAGGAATTCTTGGGCGCAGGTGCAAAGTTGGTGGTGACAGGGCATTCTCTCGGCGGCGCATGCGCGCAGATATTCACCTATTTGTGGATTAAGACGCATACAAACAAGTCTCGCGATCGCGTATGTTGTCACACATTTGCTGCCCCTCGAGTAATGAATGTTTATGCTGCAGACAATTTTGCAAAGTTTGTGGAAGAGGGTCGCATTCTATTTCGACGCGTGGTGACCATGGGTGATCCTATACCACATCTACCTGTCAAAAGCAATTCATTGACTGATATGCGTACATATAGTCATCCTGACGAGACGCGTGATATTGAAGTGGGTGGTCGTCTGGTGTTGCTATGCGCGAATTTCAAAAAAACCAGAAAAAATGAATGCATGTCGAAAGACGCTGTCAAACGCAATTCGAAATGGACCCGTCGCGCGAACACGTCGAAACAAAAGGAACATCATGGAAACTATATGGGTGTCCGTTTCAATACTATGAGTAAATATGGTCTGTTCAATCCACTACATGAAGTTAAACGTAATATGTCAAACGATACTATTTGTCGCGTTATTGTGGGGTCGCATGCCAGTATTAATTTGACAGGAAGCGGTAGAAAATCAGGGGGGACAACCATTTCATTTTTTAATCTACAAATGATAAAAACTCCTGAAATAGGTATTCTTGAAAAGGTTGCCTTAAAAATAAAGAAAACGGTTGCGACCGATTACGCGCACGCGGACGTGTACATGTCTGCCCGCGTGTTTGCAGATATATTGCACTACGGGTCGGAAATGACCTCCGATACGAATCCTCTGCGTGCGGTCGCATACGTTGCGCTCGACCTCGAACACGTTGCGCCGCGACCGCAGTTGATCTGCGTGTAGGGGTGTTATATTTATATCCAATAAATATGGATATAAATTATTTATCTTTTTTTACTTTTCTAGCCTTTTTGGATTTCTTAGATGTATGTTTTCTATTTTTTTTAACACCATTTTTTTTAGACATTATTTTCTCTCCTACACAGTAGTTTTTTCCATTTATGGTATAAATTGTCCCTTTACATTTTCTAGTTCTAGATTTCTTGGCCTTTTTGGATTTGCATTTCTTGGGCGTTTTGCGCTGACGCGGCTTGCCGCCCATGTGTGTGGTGGTGTCCATAAAGAGTGGGAGGGGCAACATCGTTTCTATATGCATGATATTATTTTCTACCTCTTCGACTCGGTTTTGTAATTCAATGACGATCTGTTTGTTGTCTTCAATCTGGTTATTTATACTATTTCGTTCGTAGGTGGTAATTGGTGTAGGGGTTACATTACCATCGGCATCGGCAGACCTCGGGTATAATTTATTTTGTAACCCCTGTATAACCGCGTTCTTATGTTTAATCTCTCTGATGATTCGCCCGCGTTCGCGTTTGGCTCTGTCAAGGCGAGTATTCATGTCTGGTAATGTTGTCAAATCGTCGTCTGTGTCTGTGGTTATGTTGCTTTCATACCCATGACCAATGGATGGATTCATTTCACTATTATAGTATATCTAAAGGTTTAAAAATATGATATAATAAAATCTCATGTAAAATGGGCGATGTAAATAAGAACAACCTGAAATTAACGATGCTTAGATTTTCTGGATTTTTTTTTTGATTTCTTGCTCTTTCTGGATTTTTTTTTTGATTTCTTGCTCTTTCGGATCTTTCGGTTGCGACAAGATTTACGTTTGCCACCAGCAGGTAAGTCTGGTGGACGCGCATCATCTGGTTTCAGAATCCATTTTGTTGCAATATCTCGTGATAGTAAAGGATCTATCTGAAGCCTTTGTTCTCTTCGGGCTCCATTAGCGTGATGTGTTCGATTCGATTCCATAATTTCTGAAAGCATTCTTGCTTCTTGCAATCTTTCTTGTCTTAATCTTTCTTGTCTTAATCTTTCATGATTTTCTAATACATGCTTAACGTGCCAAGGTGGTATCCCTTGTCCGTATGGATAATCGGCGTAAAAAATATCCCAGTTCGCGCCTGATGCTACCCATCTGTCAACTGTAACTGCAATCATTGCGTCATTACCGTATCCATGTAATAATTGATTCAACTCCGTCTCCATGTTATAATATATATATATATAATTATAAATTACCAAGTAAACATGCATTTTAAAAATTAGACTTGATTGGATGATGGGTCAAGCATCTCAATCATGGAGTCTTTTTCCTCTGGTTCGGCCGTGGCATCGGCGTCGGCATCGCCATCGACGATGGTACCAATGACGTGATCGGGGTCCGCATCATTAAATTGTTGGCGCTCGGTTAAATACGCACTAAGAAAGGTGCTAGGTTTTGTGTTGACAATCTCTCGAACCTCCATCAGTTTTGATATCACGAATATCACATTCGTCAAAAATACGGTGTATGTTTTTGCGTCCAAAGAGTTCGCTGCAATCGGAAACGCGGAGAGAATGGTGTTTACAGCGAATGAACCCATAGCGATATGTCCTGCTGTACGGTATTTAGTATCAAGCGTGTGCAGTTCGGCAACCTTCTCATCACCAATAACGACTAAAGCCTGTTCGACTGCTTCATCATCGCGTGGTAATTCTCGGTTCATTTCTAAATACCCAATCATCTTGTTCTCTCTAGAGATTTCAACATAATAGAGGTAGATAAACGATATAAACGTCAGAACGTTTGTACACGACGCAGTCATGTATAGTCCGTCCGACCCTGTGAAAAGTCTGTCGGTCACCCCACATGATTCCCCGTCACATGACTGTGGAACAAACGATATGAGCATTGATGCCATAAGTGCTTTAAAAATCTCCCCACAAAATCCAAGAGCGATATTGATACGTTGGGAGTTGTCTGAGACCTTTTGTTTCATCGTCGGTTATGTATACAGTTGTGATAAAAACGTGTGTGGTCGGACGCGCGCGTCCGCGCTAAACAGTATAAGATAATGTATGCTAATTAATATATATCAATAATGTATAACAATGGTCGAGTCCTCTTATATTTTAGGGAATCCTCTTATGAGCACGATTTCCTATGGTAAGGTAAAAATGTCAAAACCTACTTCAAGTAGTTCAGTTAGTTCTATAACAACGAGTAATATGCAGGCGACCTTGTTGAATAACTATAAGTTGAAGAATGATTTATTTAACAAGGCATATGGGACAACAGGAATATACCAATCAATTAAACAAGAGACATCTGTAATGCTCGCAGCTGCAACGGCCAGAGAGGCATTATACAAAAACTTGAACACCTTACAAAATGCTACAACCGATTTGATTTCTGATGATATTACCATGCAGATCGTGGGAAATATGGAGAAATCTCTTCAACATGCAACAACCTCGTATAACTTATTTCTAAAAGAAGTTGCAAACTCTCCAATAACGACGCTTCATATGTCTGGTGGAAATAGTACAACAAACGAAACATATCGCAAACAATATTTAGGAGACATCATGCGGAAGGTATATAATACCTATTATAACGATGATTCTGATATTTCCATATATGACGTCTGGAACAAGACCCAACCCAATAAATATCAATCAAATTTTGATGACATGAACTTAGAGTTTACAAGTAGAATGGGTTCACTGGAATACAACGCTGTTTCTACTAGTATTAGTAAATTAATAATAGATAATACGACGAGTTCCGAGATACGAAACGGACATCCCAAGAGTTATTATGGTAGGGAGTTCCTCACAGAAATGATACAAAACTCTCTTCTTAATGAGGTTGGTACGACCGTGTTTGATAAACCACAATTATCCTGTGGATTTTATATCGTTCATGACACCTCCGACAAAAACAAAGTTATAAACATACGATTTTATTGTTCCTATGTATTTCGTCCTATGTTAAATATAGGGGGTACTTCCGACACCAATCATCCAGTTGCGATTTCATCTGGGTTTAACTTGTTTGACATGATAGACATATCACAGTTTGAGATAGGAGCGTCGTCTACGCAGTTTATCTATTTAATGGATAACGTGTGTTCCACATTGAATGGTAACGAACTGGTTGGATTTACGAGAAGCGATACAACCTGGGAGTTTGGTGCAAACAATATATTTAATACTTTGAAATGTATTTCAGCACCGAATGCTAAATACTGGGAAAACAGACTCATCAAAGACTGTTTTTTAAAAGGGAGTAATGTGAATATCCCCAAAAGGATGCGGCGTATAATGGAATATATTAATGCAAGTTACGCGACGTTGTTCGATGGTCAACTTATCGTTTTTCCATATTCTGATGGAAGTTCGAAAATTATTGCCATTATCAAGATTATAAAAGATTCCATTGGAAAAATAACCATACAGAACAAGGAGGCATCAATTGGTGACTTATTTCCTGTCAATCAAGTAAACTCTGATATGATTATTAACGGAGAGTTGGAAGTACAGAATTACCAAGGGAAATCCCTCATGTTGGTAGACCCAGTAGCCGATTCTGTTTCTATAATGGGGAAATTGGGAGTGAATCAAGCAATGCATGAGGTAGACGCTATGGTAGATATAAACAACTTGTCAACTCGTGACATGAAAGAGTTTATAGAGGAATTATCTCCACTTTTGTTAAATACGATAAAAAATATGGATAAAACTATATCGTCAATAAATCCATACGATCCTAGTACTTCATTCGATTTACAAACAACCAGTACCAGTATGCAATTAAAACTTGGTGTATACAATACAACCCCAGAACCATCTCAACTAACAAGAACAGAACGATTTGCACTTCTCCAAGCAAGGATTGATCTTCCATATCGTATGGCTACGATTACTGCCGCATATAAAAGGAGATTTGATATCAATAGTGAGATTAACCAATTAGCACGTAATGTAACAAAATATTTAAACGATTATAACAACAAAAAGTCAGACGAAGAGGATGACGCTACATATAATGCTATTTTTGGGGTAGTAGAAAGTGTCGCAATTATAGGCCTTAATGCGATGATGGGACCCGAATCAGCGTTGATTTTGAAAGGAATTACCTTTCTCATAAACGTCGCGTCTTCGTCAGGACACTTGAGTTTCAGCCCGTTTAATACTTCCGGAATGTCCTCTGATCAGATTTGGTCATTGTACCAAACTACCCGTGAACAACTATCCGCCCGAAGGAATGACCGTTCAAAAGAAGATGATATTATTAAGAGCAAAATTAAGAATCTAAAATATCAGTCAAGCCTTCTTGGGCTTGACAGTCTATATGAAGAATATTTGAAGGAACAAACAGATGCCATATATATACTTCGTTTAGAAACATTATATAATCAGATGCAAGGCACAATACAGTCTAATATGGATGCGGACTGGAAAAGTTCAACTGAAAACCTTGGAGATAGTAGTCTATCGATTCGAAAAAGCACTCATCATTATCCGGATAATTATACGGTTCAGAAGAATTTAACAATGGAAGAATTTATTGATTGTATAGACCCTACCAAAACCTTATCATTAAGTATTGACCCTCTCTATATAATTGACAATCAAGCCCATTATTATCATTTGTTTACTAAGAATTCGAAGTTGAACTTATGGGACACAGATATGAAAACTACTATAACGAATCTGAAGAACTCGGTGGATATATATGGTGATGGTAGTGGTGATGCAACCACCATACTCCAACAATATCGCAGTCATGCTATCACAAAACTGACAGCGACAACTATACAGGTTAGTAATGCAACAGGAACTCTTCACAAAGAGGCTGTTCGTGTTCATCCAAATGATTACATGAAAGCGCTTACTGACAATCAGTTTGATGCTGACGCTAAATCCAAACTAATAAAATATCATACATTCTGGAAGAATGCACTTACTTGGGTAAAAGATAACTATGGAAACGAGACTGATGCGAATGCTTATAATAAGGCCGGGACTGGTTCGAATCGATGGACGAATAGATACATCGATGACTGGCGAGCCAGTGCGAATGCAAATAATTTAGAAAGACAGTTTGACGATACCACTTGGTACGGGTGGCCAGACTCCACTCATATGTGGGGATACGGAGATGTTTTTGGTTGGTTGTATAATTATTACTCATGGCAGCATACGTCGATACGTTTCCTTTCAAAAAATATAACTGATAATTTGCCTTCATTGATAGCTCCTCATGCCGAGATGTTAACAACTCTCGAAACAGACCTTGCAACCCTCCAAAAACAGCAGAGTGAACTTCAAGACGATTTGGCGTATTATACTAGTAATCAGGGTTGGGACGCAGTAACTCACAACTCATTGAAAGAAATAATTTCGAATATGTACAAAATGTATCAAATCCATGACACTCGAATGTTGGACACTGTTAAAACGTTTGCAACCATTCTACCTGTTACAGACAGTTCTAATCTGGTCACCTCAATATTATATATGAAGATGTCTCTCATTTTATCCAATAATGGTTCTATTCCATATCTCAATATGTGTGGCCGGTCAATGAGTGTGGACCAATTTACTAGAGACGTGTCTTACCGTGAAACATTAATACAATTTGTGAAAAAGTTGAGTTCTGCATCACAGTTGGTTAATTATGGTATGGTGTTATTTGATGGTTCTACCGATAAAACAATACCAGAAAAGATAAAGAGTGATGGAACATTTGTGAATCGATTTGGGGATGGAACCCTACAACTTGTAGTAGAAGATTTTACCGATAGTGATAATGTTATGATAATTGACAACGAAATAAATACAGAATGGAACGGTAAATCTACAAAAACTTTAGTTTACCCAGGAACATCAGTAATTGTTTCCGATGACAATAAGATATTGATGGAACGATTTAAAGAACAGTATAAGTTTGATCCAACAGACAATAATACTCCCAACCTCAATCTATATAGAGGTGACCTGTTTGCGGTTACTTATAAACACTTGTCCGATTGGAATGTTTGTATAATGCGATTTACCGATATTGGAGACAAAACTTATCGTATTAAATGTAATGTTAGCGTTCCCGAGTTTATTAGTCAAAGTATCATCACACGAGGAGATTCTACTATGTATGGTGATTTCTCAGTCAGATCAGTTGACTACTCGTCACCCATATTTAATGTAGATACGTTAACTAACACGACCTTATGTAGTCGTCCTTTAGGGATTTCGTGCCAACCTACCACTATGCTAGAAGTTAAGGACACTGCTTTGAGTGATATAGTAGAGGTAGTAGACACAATTTCAGGCCAAATGCATAATACGAATAAAGTAATAGATCATATGGTAGAGTTACTATACGCATTACCAACGGACCAACCCACAAAGTGGTTCAATGCAGATGAGAGCGAATGGAATGTATCCGACTTGGTACAGATAGTTCAGGTCATCGATAGTTCCACAAATACACCAGTAGACTATTATTTTGGAAAATATTCTGATACATACATTGAGACAACCATTATTTTTTCATCTAATTCCGCTGACATCAAAAAACACATTAGTGACCTGGATACTACCAGTGCTCAGCACCACCCTCTCGTTATTTCCGACTTCACACTCGAAACTTGGAACGCTCTTCCTAATAACGATGCCAGCGTATCTCCTCATTTTTTGTTCGTAGATATGAGTACGCCTCCGACGTATGAAGAAATTCAAAACAAAGTTGGTTCAGACCCCCTCCCTCAAACCATATACTCGTATGTGGTAGGTAGCATTAAACCAGAAGACACACTAATTATACATGATACAAATCATCCTACTTGGAATGGAAGTACTATACAATCTGTTATAGACAATAACAGTGCATTTGTCACAAAATCTATAACAACATATATCATCCCTTATGTAGATACACTGATGCAAAGTACCCTGCATTATACTGGCGGGGTTAACACATTTGTGGATAACACTATTTTTGGTGAAACATTCACCGTTCTTCGTTCAATTATTCCAGGAAATCCAGCTGATAACAGTAAAGTTGTCCATACTAAGTTTGTGACAGATGTACAGATACAGCAACAGATAAGTATGCTTGCAGAATATCATTGTTGGGATTGGATATCTAATTTAGAATCAGCGGGTGGTTATTCTGAACAAAATAATATATTATCCCGCCCATGGGTTACATTTGTACTAATAACAAATGAAAATATCCACACCGCTGTAACTGCGTGGATTAACGGTGATGTCACATATGGACATATTAGTGATTGGGATACAAGTTCTGTAACAGATATGAACAGGTTATTCCTTGATAAGAGCACCTTTAATCAGGATATATCTGGTTGGGACGTATCAAATGTGATCAATATGGAATATATGTTCGGGAGTGCTTCAGCCTTTAACCAACCCATAGGCAATTGGAACGTATCGAATGTACTACACATGCGCGGAGTGTTCTCAGGTGCTTCAGCCTTTAACCAACCCATAGGCAATTGGAACGTATCGAATGCGACCAATATGCAGAGTATGTTCTCGGGTGCTTCAGCCTTTAACCAATCGATAGGCAATTGGAACGTATCGAAGGTCACTTATATGAGTTACATGTTCCAAAGCGCTCATGCCTTTAACCAACCGATAGGCAATTGGAACGTATCGAAGATCACTGATATGAGTTACATGTTTTATGATGCTCACGGCTTTAACCAACCGTTAGGCAATTGGATTACATCGAATGTAACAAATATGCGTGGCATGTTCTATGGTACACCATCCTTTAATGGGGATATCTCTGGATGGAATGTCAGCAATGTTGCTGTTATGGGAGATATGTTCCATAGTGCTTCAGCCTTTAACCAACCGATAGGCACTTGGAACGTATCGAAGGTCACTGATATGAGTTATATGTTTTATGATGCTCAAGGCTTTAACCAACCGTTAGGCAATTGGATTACATCGAATGTAACAAATATGCATGGCATGTTCACTAGCGCTCATGTCTTTAACCAAAATATCACGAGATGGAACACCACTCGCGTTACAAATTTTGACGATATGTTCCACTTCAACTCTACTACTGGTATTCCAGGAGCGCCTCGCACTCCCACTCAAGCCTATTTTAACCATGGAATAACATTAACAGACTCAAACATTAAAAGTGCTGTAACTGCATGGGTAGATGACCCCACCACCGCCACATCCACCTATGGACACATCAGTGATTGGGACGTGAGTCAGGTTACTAATATGTATATGGTGTTTAAGCATCAAGGCACATTCAATGAGGATATCTCTAGGTGGGACGTATCGAATGTGACCAATATGAATTCTATGTTCTATGGTGCTCATACATTTAACCAACCGATAGGCAATTGGGACGTATCGAATGTGACCAATATGAACCAGACGTTCCATGGTGCTCGTGTCTTTAACCAACCGATAGGCAATTGGGATGTATCCAAGGTCAGGGTTATGTATCAAATGTTCCATGGTGCTACGGTATTTAACCAATATATACGCAATTGGTCCGTAAGCAACCTCGTAAATATGAACGGTATATTCGATGGTGCTGATGCAATACATGCAACTTACGATGGAGGAGTCTTTGGAGTCTATGGATTTTCAGCAGATAATTTTTTTAACCAGCAGATAGTAATACCATCATTAACAGATGCAAACATTAAAACTGCTGTAACTGCATGGATAGATGATCCCACCACCGCTACATCCACCTATGGACACATCAGTGATTGGGACGTGAGCCGGGTTACTGATATGTCTGGTCTCTTTTATTATGCATCCTCATTCAATGATGATATATCTAGATGGGACGTATCAAATGTCACCGATATGAGTGCTATGTTCAATGGTGCTGAAGCCTTTAACCAATCGATAGGCAATTGGAACACAAGTAATGTGACCGATATGAATAATATGTTTAATATTGCTGTCGCCTTTAACCAACCAATAGGCAACTGGAATGTATCGAATGTGATCAATATGAGTGCTATGTTCTCTAGTACTATAGTCTTTAACCAATACATAGGCAATTGGGACGTATCGAATGTGACCGATATGAATAATATGTTTAATGGTAATGTAGAATTTAACCAACACATAGGCAATTGGAACACAAGTAATGTGATTGATATGAATAATATGTTTAATAGTACCCGTGCATTTAACCAACCGATAGGCAATTGGAACACAGGTAATGTGATCGATATGAATAATATGTTTAGTTATTTTACCATATTTAACCAACCGATAGGCAATTGGGACGTCTCGAATGTGATCAATATGAAGGAGATGTTCCTATACTCCACTGGATTTAACCAAAATATCACAACATGGAAGACTATACGCGTTACAAAGTTTGATGATATGTTCAAGTTCCAATCTACTTATGGTATTCCAGGCGCGCCTAGCACCCCCACTCAATACTATTTTAACCAACATACTAAGCAACATAAATTCGAAGCAAAAATGTCTAAAAACATTTATAATTATATTACCGCTATAGAGGCCAATACCCCTGTCACACCTATCATTTCCACAATCGTTCCCAACCCCGCTCCCGTCCTCCCAATTCAGGCAATAACAAATAGCAATATACACGCGGCAGTTACTGCATGGTGTGACACTAACACTAGATCAGCAACTGAAATTACATATGGACACATTAGTAGCTGGGATACAAGTTCTGTTACTAATATGAGCGCGTTGTTTTTGTTGCAGGGTATGTTCAATGAGGAACTTAGTAGGTGGGATACAAGTTCTGTTACTGATATGGGTGCTATGTTCTATGGGGCTAACTCCTTCAATCAACCGATAGGCAATTGGGACGTCTCGAAGGTGACCACTATGGCAGAGACGTTCTATCAGGCTTTAGCCTTTAACCAACCCATAGACAATTGGGACGTATCGAAGGTGGACAACATGAACGCCATGTTCGCAGCTACGGAAGCCTTTAACCAACCGATAGGCAATTGGGACGTATCGAATGTGACAGATATGAGTTTTATGTTCAGTAGTGCTCAAGCCTTTAACCAACCCATAGGCAGTTGGGACGTCTCGAATGTGGTCAACATGAACTCCATGTTCCGGTATGATCCAGTCTTTAACCAAAATATCACAACATGGCGTATTGGCTTACCTCATGTGGGTATACCTAACATGGCATATATGTTTTTTAACGCCAACGCGATGGTTACCGCAGGAGCTCCTATTACTCCAACCATAGCCTATTTCAACCAACCTACTGCCACTGACTCCGCCGCTGCCGTTGCGGCCAATATATCTCCTAAGATGGTGAATATAATACACGCAGGGGAAGTTGCTGCGCGATCTCATCACCAGTTCACCGATGCTGACATCGGTCCAAGTGACATGGCTACGATTGCTATTTGGAGGTATGTGTTTGCAATAACCGCAATTCGCATGAATATTGCATTTAATGCAGGTAATCTTGATGGTTCTGCAATCCAACCCCAAATAAAGGACCTCGCAAATTATGGTAAGGAACGTACAAATTATGTATTATATAATAACAAGTATTTTACACAAACAACACCGATACCAGATGCATACGATTTCAATGTTGACGATTGGACGTATCCTCCAAACCCCACTACGGAATACACCAACAGTCAATGGAAGAGTGGACACGCGATACAAGATATGTATTATGTTGGAAGGGAAGCGTGTTTTGATTTTTTTAAAATGTTTACGCATTCACCCAACACACCAGCGCGGGGGGATGATTGGAGTTATTATGCCAAAAATAGAGATGGTGGCGCGTTGTTTGCTACACTGGACGAGTATAAATGGACAGGGGAACTAGTAAAGGGTCAGACAATACCCCACATGACAAGAGCGCAGTTATCCACACAAGTGCTATACTATCTATCACTTGACATGTATAATGTCAATAATGAGTCATGGTCAGAGAGAGACAAGTCAAATCTGATGGTATTGTCGACCAATATGCAATCACTGATGGTTGCTGCGAGATGGTGGGCTGGGGGGTGGAGTATATCAGAGGTTTGGGCTATTAGGACATTTATATATTCGTTTGCAATGACTGCATTCGACATTAGAGACGAAATCAAGATTGTCATATCTGGTAGAGAACCCTGGAGTACTTGGAAGAATATATTGCGGGGATATAGTCATGATTCAACGATTAGCAAGTTGAATAATATGCTGAATAGTACAAAGACAACCAGAGCGATATTTAAAACAACCGGAATACTTCAGTCAGATACACTATACGATTTCAATAGCATGACAGTTTGGGATCAAAGGAATCGAGATATTACCATAAATATCCCAGAAAGTATCCTCGACGAGTATTCAAATTTTCTGGTTTATTATAAAGAATATAAATCTCATGTGCATACACCACATGTATATGCTGTAGGATATACCGTGAACCTCAGTAATAGAAATCTAAATCTGAAAAATAATCCTAATCTTCAACTGTTGTTCAAAACCATGAATTATATGACTACGTATGTAAATGCGATACGCCACGCGACTATAACTTCATTTGCCAGTCATACGGCTGGTCTTAAAACATTAAATACAATTCCTTCGTTGATTAGTATTAATAAAGGATTACGCACCAATATGTATAAATATTCACATATAACTAGTAGCGCACAGGCAGACACCTTTGTCCAACCCGCTAAGATATCAGACAATTATCAACCACTTGCAACTGACCAAGATATCGATAGAATACAAATAGCGGATGAAACAGATGCAGTAGCAAAGGAGCGTCATTCGCTCTTTGTATCTAACTATCTCAATTATGCGACCACTTATGGAACACCTAATGTTGGTGATGTTGGTAATATTCAGGCGCGTGGAACACAACGAGGATATTTTTACTACTATTTTTTCTATAAATATTCCGAGGATGCTATTATTGTGTCTCATATCAATATAATGGACTATTACATTGAAACGTCTAGGGTGCAGGGTGATATGAATATCTCAGGAGATCTTGCGGTTGATGACGGAATATGGTTAGGTGGAAAATTACTTACTGTATCTGAATCGGGCAACCTAACATGGGGAGGAAAACAAGTATTATTATCTGATTAATTGTATATGTAAAATCAATTGTAGGAAATTCTTGTATGCGCCACAGGTGCGATACGATTGTTTATACACATTTGAATATTCAAATGTGTATATGGTTGTGATAAAACGCATGCAGCATATAAACGCGTTATTTTGTGATGTACAGTACATAGGTCGGAGAATGCTAAATGAGTTGGATAAGTTGTCGTTTCGACTGCTCCGAATGCGCCGCCGATGCGCTATAATCGAATGCGACATCAGTCGTTTACAATCGTATTCACGCATAGATTGTAAGGATTGTGTGTCAATGGGCTATTGTACATCTGATAAGATGCCATGTCAGTTTCCTACTTCAATGGATGTTTTATATCCACAAATGTTTAATCGTACGATAGTGTACAATCCAGATGGGAGATGTTATAATTGGAAGTATCTCTCGGTTCAGCGAGATCATCAAGGGACTGAAAGATCAGATCAATGAAATCGACCAAATCAAAAAGTTAATGAAGTCTCATTTGCCTACGTTCATAAAAGCCTTAAACCGTATCAATACGTCTTTAGAGATGCTGACCTACGTGTTTCAAGGGACACCTGCGCACAACGAGTTGTTTAAACATAAGTTGTTATCCTTCTCTCAAATCGAGACGATCGTGGTCAAGTTGGAGCCGATGCATACGTTATTGACGCTTCTCCGTACATTAAACTGCACCGACAAGTTTGTGTGTCGCATGAAATTATACTGGCAATTATATACGAACTACGAGCGTCCGTCTCTGATTCATGCCCAGTTGAAGCGGTACTTTAAGATCATCGAGAATGCTCTGCCAGTGATAATCGAGTTAAACAGTACGATCTTCGGCAGCGCGATGCGCATCAAGCAGCCGATATTGCGCAAGGCGTGGATGTTGGTGGGAGATAATCAGTTGAATGACAGTTCATTACCTGTCAATATCATCCAAGACAATCTGTACATGCTTTTAAAATTAGAACTTGATGAAAGAACGATTAATAGTCTGCACAAGAAAAAGGAGAAATACAAGATAGTCATTAACCAGATAGTAACAGATATCGATAACCGCGGCGCGTCGGACGGCGATGGCAACATTTCGCTAGCGGAGTTGAACGATTTGCCTGATGAAGTGATGGAGAATATTCATACTGGTGATCACGATGAACATGACGATCATAACTATCAAGATGATGTATGTGAGGTAGATTATCGTCGCAAGCCGGCTAGTGCAAACAGATTAAAAAGGTTTGAAGATGGATGTAATTGGGTTTGTGCAATGATCTCTGGAACAAGTGGTAAGGTGTGTTCCGAAGAGATTGAAGAAATACATGCACCGATAAAATATGTGACACAGGCTCAAAAGAACCATTATATTGTTCGCGCAACTGATTTTTTTGACCGATATAGGTCGTATTTGCGAAAGATGGAAAAACAAAGCAAGGTAAAATCTGCTATTTCAGTAATAACCAATTCGAAACCTGAATCAGTAGTTCTCTCTTCCAGTGGTAGTGATAAAGAGTCAGACGGGCAAGCGGAGCAGCCGGACTTTGTCGGGTCTGATGTTGAATATGAAGGTCTTGCTGCACTATTTAGTGATAATGTTCAGATAAGTGTTCCCATAACACTCTATGAAAATCCTAAAATAAATGGAAGGTCTGTTCGAAACGTTCCTCCAAAATCTATAGGCGATTATGGTCATAATTTTATATCGAAAAAGATTGCATCATTAGACATAAAACGACCTAGTGAGTTCAGCGACAAACTGCGCGACGACATTAATATTTTGACAACGGTGACCTTTACGATGATTGCTAATGACCAAGGCTGGGGTGGATCAAACAGTGCTCACGTGCGTTACCAGATTAATGATGGTAATTGTATAAAGGCATTTACCATAACCCGCCACCCAAAGGAACATCTGCAGGCAGAGTATACTTTTACTATTAATGGGTGCGAACTGAACAAAAACCAAGATAGAAACGCTGCGCAAACGATTTACATTTGGTTATATTGTCCACCATGGGCTGGATGGGAGGCAGAAGTGCATGAAATATCGTGCGAACTTAAGTATAATTAGACTATACTAGGCATATTCTCAAAATTGAAACAGCACAATATAAACATTTTACAGTTATATTGTACACATACATACTCAGACCTTAATGAGCACTATAAAACCGTTTATCAAATGGGTGGGCGGCAAGACACAAATTATCAATCATGTGATGAGACTCTTCCCAAGTGAAATGAATAATTATCACGAGCCGTTCTTGGGTGGCGGCAGTGTTCTCTTAGCACTCCTTTCCCATAAAAAAATCGGAACGATAAAAGTGAATGGCATCATTTACGCAAGCGATTTGAATGCAAATTTAATTGCACTATACCAGAATATACAGACATGTCCCGACGTGTTGATTCATGCAGTAGGGGTTCTCGTAGAAGAGTTTTCTGAGTGCACCAACGCAGGCGGAACCGATGTCAACCGCAAGGCACTTACTGCAGAAGAGGCAATGAGTTCACCAGAGTCGTACTACTTCTGGATAAGGGGGAGGTTCAATGCACTAACTGGCGAAGAACGAACAACACCTACTGCATCGGCCATGTTATTATTCATGAATAAGACCTGTTTTCGGGGGTTGTATCGGGAGGGTCCGCATGGGTTTAACGTTCCTTTTGGTAACTACAAAAATCCAACCGTTCTCGACGCAGCGCATATTCGAATCGTGTCTGAACTCATTCAGGGAGTGGTGTTTAGTGTATCATCATTTGACGTCTCGTTGGCACGTTCTCAACCTAGTGATTTTGTGTATCTTGACCCACCATATGCTCCAGAAACAGACAAGTCATTTGTTGGTTATACTGCAGATGGGTTTGGTATTGATGACCATGTCAGACTATTTCAAACATGTAAAACAATGAATACAAATAATGTAAAATTATTAATGAGTAATGCCGAAGTGGATTTGGTTAAAGACGCATTTCCATCACCAGCGTATACCACAGAAATTATAAGTTGTAGACGAGCGATCAACAGCAAAAAACCCGGAGGTCGAACCAATGAGGTTCTAATTACGAACTAAACGTAGTAGTTCATATATGACTCTTGCCCAGAGCATACATACGTAATAAGATTATAATGTAGTGTTGGATAAATCGCTAAACTTAATGTATTCGATATCCCACTGATTTGCCATATCTAAAAGTTGTTGAGTTTTTGCTGTGATATCTCCAAAATATTTTGTTTTTCCGTGAGTGAGTTCATATTCTTGGTTTGCCACGCAGACAATTCGAAGAGGCTTGCCATATAATTCGGGGATGTTTTGGTATTTAATAAATGTTCCATACACCTTCTCTCCGGCGGTACCGTCGACCCACCAATTAGATGTCTTAACTTCATACATATAATTGTCTGTTTCCCAATCAGGTTCAAAACCTTCTTTTCGGGTAACTCTTCTAGGGTTTTCTCCTCTCATTTCAAGAACATCGAATACAAGAGATTCTCCCAATAAAGTAGTCCATTGACCATTATCAGTTTGCTGTATCATAGCATTACCCCATTTCTTTTCTCTCTCTTGTGCGTCATGTTTTTGCTGTGACATAGTGATTCCCTCCTTTTTTTCGAGTTCTGTAGGCTTTGTTATAGCCCACGCAATGCGTTCCGTTAATGTAGATTTACGAAATTGTTTATTATCATTTTCTTTGGTATTCTTTTCCTCGTCTTTTGCGGCCTTCGCGGCCACCTTTGCGTCGGTCTTCGCCGCCTTCTCGGCCGCCTTGGCCTCGATAGAGGCCGCGCGCTTCGCCTCCTTCTCGGCCTTCAATGCCTCCTTCTCGGCCTTCAATGCCACCTTCTCGGCCTTCAATGCCACCTTGACATCATCCTTCGCGATCTTCTCTTGCATCTTTGCTGCTTGTTTCTCTGAAATATTGTTTGATGATGACATATCTAGGGGTTGTTACATGAAAAATACATAACACATTATTTTCAATTCTTTTATCGATTCAATGAGACACGTACCTTGCGCCGCACTCTGTCTTCGTCTTGAAAGAGGTGAATACGACAATGAACCTTGGTCTGTAGTGGTGGAAGCAGTTCATTGTCTGTTTCTACGAGAGGTGCGGCTGCGCGTGCCACAAGTTTCAGTCGAGGAATAAACACATTGACACGCCTGCTTTCTGGATCGATATCGCATACGTATGCGTCCCAATCCTTTTCTAATATTTCCGGTTCATGCGCCACGGCGGCGACGAGTGCGCAGTCGTTCTGCACCTTTCTGATGGCGGTCATGCGTTCGTTAATATGATCTAGACGCGCGATCCATTTAGCGTAGAATACGTCACTACACATGCGTTCGGTTTCTTTGGTTATAAGATTTAGACGGCGTTGCAAGCGCGTCATATTTAACAAATCGGCAAGTCGACGAATGGGTGATGTAATATGTATATATTCTGTTGCATTTAGCGCAGCGTGTCGCAGAGCAACGTCTTGATTATCAGTAGGAATGTTTTCTATGTTTATGTATTGTGCTGCTCCGCCCGAGCGGAAGAACTGCGCTGCGACCGCACACGTAACGCCAGCGATAGGCTCATTCTCCGTTTCTTGGGCTGGTGTCGCGCGGAAGATGCCGGTGCCTTCGGCGCGCAACGCGCGCGCCGCGACGCAATTCATCAGGATCATGAGGTATGCGACTACGTCATGACTATCCACAATTTCAGGGAGATACTTTTGGTCAGGCATTGAACACATCTTGCGTGTGACAGAGAGGAGTTTGATATAGTCGGGGTCGCGCAGGAGTGCGCGGCTTTCGTATTGGTAATTTTTGGCCACGCGTATTTGGACGCGGTTGAACACGGTTCCCACAATCTCGTTGTCGATGATTGTGAGTTCCAGTGCAAATGCGTCGCGGAGTTTGTCGGCGATAAGACTACATATGTCGTCGGATAGGACGGGCGGAAGCATAGGTTTTTTGGGTTGAGTTGCATCCTTGGGTAGGTATACGGTTGCGACGCGGTCGGATACGTGTTCCCACGTGTCCATGCGCGTGAGAATGGAAGGGACATCGGCAATGTATATCGTAATCTTGTATGCAGACCGCCCCTCTGCCTCGACGAGAGTTTCGATGTTGACCGCGTCGTCAAAGTCAGTGCTTCCTCCAGGATCGATGGTGAGTATCCTTGGTGTTTGTTCAACGGAACTATTCGGATCTAATTCAACGGACATATGTTTGATCGCCTGCGCGGTTGCGCGCGTGAAGGCGGATATGGGTTCGGTGATTTTGTGACAGAGAAGTTGATATTCATAGTAGTGTGCAAGAACGTCTACGTGACCGATGGTACTGTCTAGTTTGGCTATAGAATGGCCTTTCGCATCATCATTGTATGTTTCTATGTGGAAGGTCACATATAGATTGGTAAAACTTTTACTGAACCCAACATGCTTCATTTCGTATGGGACAAGAACCGTATCCATGCTTCGATCGTTAGGAACACATTTATATAAGAGTTTATTCTTCGGATTGTTCTTGTAGCGCCCATAGGTTCGGTTGTTCTTTAGGATGAGGACGCCTGTAGTGGTAGGTGATTGCATTGTTTGCATGCGTGGTGTATAAGTATGATACAATGACTATGTACATAGAACAACATCAATTTTTATGGGTTGGGATAATGAATTAAAAACATATATATGTTTATATTAGATGACATTTCGACCAACAAGTAAGTCTGAACTACAAACCGCTGTAAGCAGTTGGTGTAATAGTCAAAACAATGGTATTCACCAATATTTCGCCCTTTACAATGATGCATCCTATACAACAGCACACGCTTGGCCCAGTCCAGGCCATGGTCAGAATATCCCACCGTACGCCGTCGGTTGGCATTCGGATTCGGACACTACGACGAATATGACGTATATGACGTCAACGAACAGTGATGCCTCCCGTCAATCGACGCCCGCTGGTCAATGGTATAATAATACCACAGCAAAATGTGTGTCTATACAAGTTGTTGTTTCTACTAATAGTTATATAAGGTTTAAATACGATATTAGTAGCGAAGGCGTTGATATACTTCAAGTTGCATTACGCAAACTTAACCCTACTAATAATGAGTATGACGCTGTAAGTTCGACGAATTTTTCAGGAGGCAATCCCAATATAGGATATTATGATAGTGGCAATTTGTTTACTATTTATGGTGCCGGAACTTATAGAGTTGAGATTTCTTTTAGGAAGGATTCGAGCGTTTCACATTATCGAGATAATGCAATCATTTCAGAATTTAGATGGATTGGCTACCCGCACATCAGCACATGGGACACGTCTCTGATCACGGACATGTCCAACTTATTCAAGGATAAAACATCCTTTAACGATGACATTGGGAATTGGAACACCTCATTGGTGAGGAATATGTGGAATATGTTTCGGAGTGCGTACGCGTTCAACCAAGACATTGGTGCATGGTACACATCCAATGTAACGAATATGGTGAGTATGTTCAGCGACGCGATCAGTTTCAACAATAACGGTTTCAACTTCGGAAACTGGGACACCTCGAATGTGACGAATATGTCTTCCATGTTCAGTGGTACGTCCGTATTCAACCAAGACATCGGACGCTGGCAGACACAGAATGTGACGAATATGTCTTACATGTTCAATAGTGCGTCCGTATTCAACCAAGACATCGGAGGCTGGCAGACACAGAATGTGACGGATATGAATGCCATGTTCAGGAACGCGTACGCGTTCAATCAGAATATTGGCAGTTGGACTGTATCAAACGTCAATAATATGAATTCCATGTTCGGTTGGGCATACGCGTTCAACCAAAACATCAGTGCATGGGACGTGAGTAATGTTACGGATATGGGTTCTATGTTCTGGTTTGCGACGGACTTCAACAATAATGATAGTGAATCTATCGGGAACTGGAACACCAGGAATGTGACGAATATGGCTGGTATGTTTGGTATGATTGCGTTCGACCGAGAAATCAGGTATTGGTACGTCTCAAATGTGACGCAGTTTGCTGAAATGTTTACTGGTAATACTGCTTTTTATGCGCGGTTCGGACAAGAGACTGGGTATAACAATGGATACAATGGAAGTCCAACCGCTGCCTTTTTCTCCCTCTTCCGTCCTTCGAGCAATCAAGCCCTAGTAGATGCGGTGAATGTGTGGCGTACTGATCCGATTATATGGAACAATAATATCACTCCAACATATCCATGGACTGTTACTCCTGCTGCTGGTGTTAATTACATTAGCGAAATGAGTTCAACGAATCATGCAAATAATACTGCTTCAACTATTCAAATCACAGTTAACTCTATTAGTCAGTTCAACGTAAGTTTTAACTATGACGTTAGTTCTGAGAATAGTTATGATTACTTTTTATTTTCCAAATCAGGAGTGGAAGTGTTAAAGAAGTATGGAACGAATAATACTGTCTACCCCAACCCACCCATTACTAGTCAGAATACTACTGGTGTATACAACGACAACTTTGGGGCTGGAATATATGTATTTGAGTTTAAGTATAGTAAAGACGTGTCAAACAGTCGTGGTCGAGATAATGTAATTATTTCAAATCTGAGTATTACTGGTGTCACCGATTTCCCATTGGTGAAACATATCAGCAATTGGGACACGTCTCTGATTACGAATATGAATCAATTATTCAAAAATAAAACAACCTTTAATGACGATATTGGGGGGTGGGATACATCAAATGTCGAGGAGATGTATGAGATGTTCTATGGTGCAAGCGCGTTCAACAAAGAAGTCAGGAGTTGGGATGTCAGTAATAATTACAATATGTATCAGATATTCGTTAATGCAACAGCCTTTATAGCTGAATATACAAATGAATTTGGGTTTAATGGTGGATATCCAGACACTAGTTTCTGGAGTTTCGCACCCCAAACCAAAGGAGAACTTGTCACCGCGGTGAATGAATGGTGTAAATCGTCTTCAGATTCCAGTAAAAACTCAGATGCGTATTTCGGAAGAGATATTACCATATGGAACACGTCTTTTATCACGGATATGAGCAACTTATTCAATGGTAAAACAACATTTAATGATGACATCGGGAACTGGAATACTTCGATTGTGACGAATATGACTGCCATGTTCGCTAATACGGTGATATTCAACCAAGACATCAGAACAAAAACAGTAGTACCTGGAAATGGAACAGGTAATTATACTGCATGGAACACATCCAATGTTACTAATATGGGTGCCATGTTTTCCAGTGCGCTAGCATTTAACCGAAATATCGGGAACTGGAACACATCGAAGGTGGCGCGGATGAATTCTATGTTCAGCTCAACGAATTCGTTTAACCAAGACATTGGTAATTGGGACGTCTCGAGTGTAGAAGTTAGTAGTGATATGTTCAATGGCAATACCGCGTTTAACAAAGACATCGGCAATTGGAAATGGGACCCCGCAAAACTCACTACTATGGGACAGATGTTCATCCAGGCGACCGCGTTCAACCAAGACATCAGGTATTGGAACGTCGGTTCCAATGTGATCGTATCGAATATGTTTTTGGGTGCAAGTGCGTTCTCCACTGATTATAGTGGGAGTATCGGATATAGTACAACTCCATCATCTACCTTTTTCAATCAGTTTACAGACAATGGTGTGACGTATTATTTCACAGAAGATAGTAATAATGCCGTGACGATTACCAGTGCTGTTTCATCGACTGGGTCTCCAGTAACTATTGTAGATATTACTATTCCCAGTTCCTTCACAGTTGCGGGTGTTGTGCATACCATACGACATATTGGAAATGATGCGTTCTATAATAACAATAACAATATTACCTCTACGGGCACCCTCACCATCCCCGCATCCGTCACTTCCATTGGGACCCAGTCGTTCCGAGGAACTGGCTTCCACACCGTAACCTTCGCTGAGGGTAGCGGACTGTTAACCATCGGGAATAGCGCGTTCGAATCGACCGCGTTCACATCCATCACCATCCCCGCATCCGTCACAGAGTTCGGGGGTGCCGCGTTCGCTTCGTGTACCAGCCTTACATCCGTCATCTTCGCTACAGGCAGCGGGCTCCTAACCATCGGTCAAGGCGCGTTCTACCAGACCGGGCTCACCTCCATTGTCATCCCCGCATCCGTCACCGAGATCGGGGGTACCGCGTTCGCTTGGTGTGCCAGCCTTACATCCGTCATATTCGCTGCAGGAAGCCTGCTCGAAACCATCGAGACTGCCGCGTTCGAAGAGAGCGGGATCACGTCCATTGTCATCCCCGCATCCGTCACCACCATCGGGGCTTCCGCGTTCAAATCGTGTTCTAACCTTGCATCCGTCACGTTCATCGCGTCTAATAATAGCGAGGCTGGGATTATCCTCGGTGATGATTTGTTCCAGAATACTAATGTGGCAAAAGTGTTTATTATGAGCGGTCAGAATCTCACTTATAGTGGTAATAAAGAGGAGTATTATGTGGGTACTGACTATTCATATAATCTGGGATGGAACACCGGTTATATGCGTTTTTATACTTACGTGATCGCAGGCTCCGGAGTCTTTAATAAAATCAACTATACAAATGCGGGGAGCCCACCGTATACCGTTTTGATGGGGTGGACGAGCATCGGGTCACAGGCGTTCCAAGAGACCGCCCTCACCTCCATCGAGATCCCCGCATCCGTCACCGAGATCGGGGAGAAAGCGTTCTTTTATGCTACCAGCCTTGCATCCGTCTCTTTCGCTGCGGGTAGCGTGCTCGAAACCATCGGGAATAACGCGTTCCAAAATACCGCGATCGCATCCATCATCATCCCCGCATCCGTCACCTCCATCGGGCGTAACGCGTTCACCCATGTTACCCCCCTTACATCCGTGACGTTCGCTACGGGCAGCGTGCTCGAAACCATCGGGAATAGCGCGTTCCAGTCGACCAGGTTCACCTCCATCGAGATCCCCGCATCCGTCACCTCCATCGGGGGTTACGCGTTCTATGGGGTTATCAGCCTTGCATCTGTCACCTTCGCAGCAGGTAGCGTGCTCAACTCCATCGGGATGTATGCGTTCAATGGTGCCGCGTTCACATCCATCATCATCCCCGCATCCGTCACCTCCATCGGGGGTTACGCGTTCAACCATGTTACCCCCCTTACATCCGTGTTATTCATCGCAACAACAGCATCGGTTACCATAGATAGTACCGCGTTCAATGCGTGTGACAACCTTACAAACGTGTTTATTAAGGCTATAATCTTTCCAGATTCTCCTACAAATAACCGAACGATTTCTTTGACTGATTTTACTAATAATTCGACTACATTGACCACAGATGGCGATGTGTTCTGGTTTTACTCTATTGATAATGGCACAACTTTTGACCCAGGCAGTTCAAACTTTACATTTACATTAGCTGATAATACAACATCATACGCTGCAGGTGATATCGAAGTTTTCGCTACATATGGCGCTAACTCTACACCCGGTGATCATAATGACACACCAATAGTGACTAATAGTTCGGAGATTATTATTGATACAACCCGTCCAGTGATTAACAATACCAATGTAAAAGTATTGATTAATAATGGAGAGAATGAACTAGGATATGTGACTGCAGATAAAACCGTTACGTGGTCTATATATACCAGCAATAGTGATTCTGGTGTATCAATATTACCTACTACCGCTACTACTAGTAACGGTAACCTCACATTGGACAATGCAGCAAATTATGAAACAAAAAACTCTTATTCTTTTTATGTAAAAGCAGTCGATATCGCTGGCAATGAAACATCAACTGCTATTGTTGTAAGTGTGAACACGCCAACAACTGCAACTATTGACATTTCTGGGGATGTTGAAGAAGGTGCTACCGTAGATGCAGTGGTCCAAAATGCTTATGACCCTCAAGAGATAGATGATAGTTATCAATACCAATGGCAATCTTCTACAGATGGAACTAACTTTGACGATATTACTAATGAGACAACTTCTTCTTATCAGATTCCACCTGATCAAAGTATGGTTAATAAATACTTACGAGTTCGCGTGACAATTAAGGATGGTGTAAATGATATCACTGTTCTCTATTCATCCTCTGAAGAGGTAGCCAACGTGAATGACGCTCCAGTATTTGATACTGATCCCATCACAACAATTAATGAAGACAGTGAGTATACTTACAACATTACTGTATCAGATGAAGATGGTCAAATACATGTTATTACTGCACCTACCAAACCATCTTGGATTACATTGACAGATAATGAGGATAATACAGCCACTCTTACAGGCACTCCTCTTCAAGCGGATAATGGTGATAATGCGGTAACGATTGTTGCTAGTGATGAATTATCAACCAATGGAGCATTAACCGAACAAGCCTTTAATATTCATGTGACCAACGTAAATGACGATCCAAGTGGAACAGTCACTATAACTGGAACAGTAAGGGTCAATGAAGAATTAACTGTCGATGTTAGTAATCTACAAGATGACGACGGATTAGGTAGTATATCACACCAATGGAAACGGGTTGATGTTAATGGAACAATTATTGCAACTACTCCAGCATATACATTGGTAAACGCGGATGTTGGATATGTTATAGTGGTAACAATCAGTTACATAGATGGAGGAGGAAATACTGAAAGTATAGATGTCTCCACTAGTAATCAAGTAGGAGTATTCAAACCTGATACTAAAACTAGGCTGCAGACTGCAGTTGATGCGTGGAATAGTGACTCTATTTCAGCAACCTCAACTTACGGTTCTATCTCTGGGTGGGACACGTCCGACATCACGGATATGTCCGAGTTATTCAAGGATACAACCTTTAACGACAACATCGGAAACTGGAACACCTCGAATGTGCAGAATATGGAAAATATGTTCGACCATGCGATTGCGTTCGACCAAGACATCGGAAACTGGAACACCTCGAATGTGACGACTATGAAAAATATGTTCAAATCGACACCATTCAACCAAGACATCGGGCCAAAACTAAATACAACTATGAATGGTTCAAATTATACTGCATGGGACACGTCAAATGTGGAAACGATGGAGTCCATGTTCCAGGACGCCGTCCTTTTCAATCAAGACCTCAGTGGATGGGACACATCAAATGTGGAAACGATGGAGTCCATGTTCCAGGACGCCGTCCTTTTCGATCAAGACCTCAGTGGATGGGACACTAGTAGGATAACATCAACAGGTAGAACGAAAAGGTTCTATGGTGCAACCAACTTCGATCGAGAGATTGAGAATTTGAATATAACAAAGATTGGTGAATCAGAGTTTGAAAACTCAGGTGTGACTGGTCCCATCTATATACCAGCAGGAGTAACGAGCATAGGTGACAATGCATTCAAAGGCATAAATCTCTCTTCCAATAGCACGATAAGTATCCCATCGGGTGCTTCTATCGGTTCTGACGCATTTGCTAATATAACAAGTAGTGTTGATATAACTGTGACAGTTACAGGGCAATCTGCAGAGGGTTTGAATCTTTGGAAAACTATTCATGCAGACAAGTTCAGTTCAACAACTAGTGGTGTAAATATTATATTCGTTATCAATGACGGAACAAATGAAATTATGACAGAATTAATTGACAATATCAACTATGTATTCACTCGGATTTCACCTGGTTCTAACAATGTGCAGATCGGAGACGGGACGACGACAGCCGGTAACGGAATGACGACTTCTGGTATAACATCAATTGTTCTCCCTACAGCGTTTACTGGCGGGTTTACTGTCACTCGGATCGGAAATTACGCGTTCGCCGAGATAACCAGTATCACCGCCATCGTCATCCCTACATCCGTCACCTCCATCGAGGAACACGCGTTCTATCAGTGTGCTAACCTTGCATTCGTAACGTTCGATACAGGCAGCATTCTCGAAACCATCGGGAAAGCCGTGTTCCAAGAGACCGCGATCGCTGTCATCGTCATCCCTGCAACCGTCGAGTCCATCGGGGTTAAGGCGTTCTATCTGTGTGCCAGCCTTGCATCAGTCACGTTCGATGCAGACAGCATTCTCGAAACCATCATGCAAGAGGCGTTCAAAGGCACCGCAATCACCGCCATCGTCATCCCTACATCCGTCACCTCCATCAATGATGACGCGTTCTATCAGTGTGCTAACCTTGCATCCGTGAGCATTTCTTCAAGTGATACAACAAATATAGGTACAAATGCGTTCGCAAGCATGGCGAATGCGGTGGAGGTGACACTGAGAAACATATCTACAGCGACGGAACTGAATAATTGGAAAGGTACCTCACCATCATATAGTGACAATTTCCCCGCATCGAGTTCAGGAACGGTGGTGTTTATCACCAATGGGGGAATTCTGACGGAGTCTGAATCTGTTACTAACATAGGATATGTATTCACCGTCATTGATGCAGCCAATAAATATGTACAAATCGGAGACGGAACGACAACCAATGGTAACGGGACAACGACAACACCTCCGACTACAATTACAATACCAACCACATTTACCGGAGGCTATACCGTGAAACAAATTGGGACTTCCGCGTTTCAAGATAGATTATTGACGAACGTGATCCTTCCCAATACCGTCACCATCGGCACCAACGCGTTCGTGAATATAGGTGATACAACTCCTCCAAAAATTACTGTTCCAGCCACTACCACAGCGGGATTGGCCGTCTATATAGACGATTTAAACTTTAGCGGGGCGAATAGTATGCCTGTGGTGTTTTCCACCCCTTCTGGTATCATGATAGAACAGGGTTCCATATACGTATTCACTATCATTAGTGGAACAAATGTTAGGATTGGAACGGGTGGAGGTAGTAATGCTGCAGTGGGGAATGGTATGAGAACCCAACCATCGTCCACAGAGACCATTGAAATACCTGTAATATTTCGAAACGGATTTTATAATGTGAAGGAAATAGGACAGAAAGCGTTCGAGGGATATACCATATCAAGGGTCGTTCTACCTAGTTCAATTGAAAAAATTAAAGCTGATGCATTTAAAAACGTAACAGATATCACATCAATACATATCCCATATACGACTGTAATCGATAATTATGCGTTTTCTTACATGAATACACATACACTTGTTGTCACAGTTACCAAATTAACAGAAACGAGTCAATATACTACTTGGAAAAATACTAATACTGGAATAAACATATTCAAGTTTTCAGTAGTAGACGGAACTATTACCTATCAGGAGGGTATACAAATTCAATATTATCGTATTACTGTTAATGATGCGACTGTGGTAAAAATAACAGGTACTAATGTAAATTCTTCTCTAACAGGACATATATATATTGATAACACATATGAAGGATATCCCGTTACGACGATTGGTGAGAATGCTTTCTCCTCTTCTCATATCACTTCCATATCTCTTCCTTCGACGTTGACGTCGATTGCCAATAATGCATTCAAAGATATTTCTGAACTCACCACAGTTACTTACCGGGGTGGAGGTGCATCTCTTGTTTCGATTGGCGATAAAGCGTTCCAAAATACGTCCCTCGCAACATTCACCGTTCCTGCGAATATGGTGTCGATTGGTAATAACGCGTTCCAAAATACGTCCATCATATCGGTTACCGTTCCTGCGAGTATGACATCGATAGGTAATTATGCATTTTCTGGGATTACAACATTGGTAACTCTATATTTCGATTCACGTTCTCAAGATATTATATCGATTGGTGATTACGCCTTCCAAAATACATCTCTCACTGCGATTACACTTCCTGAACAGGTAACAACTATTGGTTCTAATGCATTTGCGGATAGTGCTAACCTCCGAGAGATAAATATATATGAAAGTACTCATATCGGAACAGACTCGTTCAAAGGAATGCCTGCAACCTCTATTGTGATTGTTAGAGGCCTAACTACGAAACCAGAATTGGACGAATGGAAAACATTATACGAAGATAATTTCACTTCGAATACAGGAACTGTGAAATACGTTGTAGAACATGGTTACATCATGGCGCGAGCAATTAATGATATTGCTTATATTGTCAGCGTTATTGGTGTTACTGAAACAATAAGAATTGGCGACGGGTCAAATGTTTCTGGCAATGGACTTGTGTTTCCAGTATCTTCTGATATTACCATTCCTACCTCGATTATTTTACATGTTGATAGTCAAATAAAACAATATACAGTAACCAAAATCGGTAGGGATGCATTTTCTAACACAGGTATAACAGGCGTTACGATACCTGAAGAAATTGAAGAAATAGGTAGCAATGCATTCTATAACACGTCACTTACTTCATTAACTTTTGAAGGATATGTTTTTCCAGATTTGACATCTAGTTCAAATCTACACACAATTGGCGCATATGCGTTCAGAAATGCATTCCAAGGAACATCTATCGGCATTCCACTCAACGTTACTACTATTGGACAAGGTGCGTTCCGTGATAACCCTACATTGAAACAAGTCGTATTAAATGGATTAACTACTTTGGGTGGGAATGCGTTCAAAGGCATGGGAAGCAAACCTCGTGTATCAGTGCGCAATATGGAAGATTTATTGGCGCTATCTTATTGGCGCGGCCCCAACGAAGCAAAGTTTTCAACGGTTGATCATTCTGATATTCGGTTTATTCCTTATTACCAAGGTATATCATCAAACGTGTGTTTTCTTGCGGGTTCTCTACTAGTTACAGACCAAGGGTTGGTGAATATCGAAAAGTTACGCATTAAGCATCATACATTTAATGGTGAACAGATTGTCGCTGTAACACGAACCATTGCCGAAGATGAATGTCTAATTCAGTTTGAAGTAGGTTCTCTATCTACGGGAGTACCAACCATTCCTACTAGAATGTCATGTGCACATGCAGTCATGTACGAAGGTTCCATGATTCCTGCAGTAACACTAGTCTCTCTAGAGGGGGTATCCAAGATCCCATATACTCGAGGAACCCCTTTGTACAACGTTTTGCTAAATAATCACAGCAAAATGATGATAAATAATATGTGTGTCGAAACTTTGCACCCTAATAATGGTGTTGCTAAGTTAACACGTGCGCTTTTAGAGACAAAAGATGAAGGTGACTGCGCAGAGATGATATTCAACTACAATACGCGTGCCAGTGAACTGGGAATATTTACAAATATAAAACACAAATTATAAAGATGATAGATGTTGTTGAGGCGTTGGAACCATGGGTGGCGCGTCATCACATGTCTCTGAATCCATGGTATGTGTTTTTAGTGTTGGATTATGAAGATTTGTATCCTCGATTGGAATGAGTGCGTTGTCGGTAGTTCCTATATCGGTATCTATTTCATCGGTATTAACTGGTGTATCTATTTCTGTTTTTTCCTCTATGTTCGATGTATTAGGTACATGAACATCGGGTATGACTGTCGGATAGGATACCATTTTGTGATACCAGAAACGGGCTTTATGAACACATGTCGCCATCTCTGTCATATAGGTGCTGTGTTTGACTGCTATTATAAATGTGTTTTTAGTAAACTGGAATATCACTCCCCAATAAGGTGGTACAAACAATGTTTGTCCTTTGTGTAAAGTTACCGTCTTTGCAGATGATATATTCGGGTCTGAGATTGATATACTTGTCATCGAATCGGGAACAGTATCTGGACTATATGCGAAACTTACATCGACTAGTTGATCCGGGTGAATTAGTTTTGCTTCCATCGTTCCGTTTGTCACTGTAAAATGAGAGCGATGTGCCACATATCGATGTATTGGGGATACACACCCTTCAGTTCCAAATAGCATATCATAATGTGTCAAGGATGTCAATGATGGTGTGATTAATTTATGATGGGTTGTAATCCATTCACGCATCTCTTTGGGTAATCGATTAATTGCATTTTGATTTCCATCACTATAATAGTGCATGTCTTTTGCTGTTTGTTGTAGTTTTGCAAATGAACCAATTGACGACGCAACCCGTGTATTTTTAATGGCATCCACAACATAAATATCTATATTAGAATGTTTTTGCAATATTGCATGTATATTGACTTCTTCTTCTTCTGGAGAAATGTCTATGTATGTGCGAAAAACAACTGGTTGTTTTAGGTCGAGAACATCGTCGATACGTGATTTAATAATACCATCTAATTCAAATACATCAGTTCCACATGCTGCGCGAAAATGTTTTTGAACATGCAGATAGACAATCAAGACAATAATAAATACAGAGAGGTGTATTATATAATTCATATCTACGATAACGTATATATGAACACATGATTTTTTGTTTATGTCCTATTTACTCAATCTCTAGTTCTATATCAGAGACATCAGATTCTGAATCTGCATAGTTCAACATACTATATGCATCTTTGATACTATTTGCCTCTAAAATGGCGCGAATTGCTTCACTTTTTAGTTGTTGTGCCCGCTTCTTTGCGCGCCCATATCGCTGTTGATAGACCTGAAGAGGATCTTTCAGGTCGATGCTGGGAGTATTATCTGTTGGTTCAGGGTTGATAGAGATAATTTCTCCAGCACTCACAAGATTATCCCATTTATCAACTACTGGTTCGGGTTCGGGTTCGGGTTCAGGTTCAGGTTCAGGTTCGGGTTCGGGTTCGGGTTCGGGTTCAGGTTCAGGTTCGGATTCGGGTTCGGGTTCGGGCTCAGGTTCGGGTTCAGGTTCAGACTCTTCTATCTCATCATTATTGACGGGTTCCATAGATGATTTAGATACTACTTTTGGACGAATATCCATCGATATTTTTTTAGTATCTATTACATTAGTTGTTTCCTGAGATAATTTATTACGCTGTATCATACATGTATCAAACTCTGTTGGATTTGTATTATTGATTATCATAAGTTGTTTTATTGTCAGGGATAATTTAAATCGACTTGTCGTAAAACTAATACCAGATATTTCAATAATAGGAGCAATGTGTGTAGCAGGGTTAATATCAACATCATCCATCATAATTTTATTTTGTGATTCGTCGTATACTATAGTGGTGTTTTCATTCGTCGTGTTAACTAAACACCTACATAATTGGTATTTACCTGATTTATATGGTTTCATAGGACAATCAAATACGGCATCTATATCATTAACAGAAAATGGTTGAGAAAACCAATCATTAGAATGTTCTGATAATAGTTGATGGCATCTAGACGCTAGTTCTTCAAACCATTCAAGTACTTCCTCGTGTTCATTTGGACTAAGCACGATGTCGCATACTGATTGACTATTAACTTTAACAATGCCTGCTTTCGTGAGTACATCTGGGGTCTCAATATATAATGGGCGTCCTTCGTGTGCGATTTTTGCAAAATACCATCCAGCCACCTTTTTAGGTGTGGTAGTTATAGAAATATTGTCATATGTAAAGTCTTTTGTGGGTCGATGTACAACAACTGGAGTTCTCTTCATTACACGTGTATCAGAAAAATATTTTGCGAAACACACGCAGTGTTTTTTTGACGCATCAATCTATAGGGTCATGAAGAAACAGTCCAAGTCCGACCACAATAATATGATTATACAACAATGTATTGATCTATTGCGTCAAGATGATCTAAAGTACGAGATAAAGGTTTTTTTAGAGCCTATTGTGTCCATGTTGTTTAATGTTATGAACCCGTATATATACGTGTTTCTTACCATCAATATCATGATGTTTATGATGGTTCTCTCTATTCTCATCATACTACTTATAGGATGGCGTAGGTAATCCTATAATATAAAATCTTAATATATGCTATATAGATGCCTAGCAGAAAGTCATTTACAGGAGGTTTTATGGGTGGTGTAATCAAGCAACTTAGTGTTCCGTTAGCACTTATGGCGATTAATCACCGTGCAAGTAGAAAGCATCGTACAAAGCATCGTTCAAAGCATCATGCTAAACATAGTACTAAGCGTAGACGGGCAAAAAAAGGTAAGTTTACAAAGAAGCGTAGATAAACATATGATAACTATATAGATATACAATTATGATATTGTATATCTAAGAATAATGAGTTTCGAATCCAATATTCAAAAATGGGTTATGCTTGATAATCAAATTAAGGTGCACAATGACAAGATTAAACAGTTGCGCGAAGAGAAGAATGCCCTCGGTATCGCAGCCAGACAACAGGCAGAGGGTAATGGACATAAGGACTCTGTTATTCAAATCACTGACGGACGACTTCGGTTCACCGATACACGTGTTGCAGAACCACTATCATTTAGGTATATTGATGAAGCCCTTACTAAGATTATACCCAATTCTGAATCGCGTGATAAGATCATCACATGTTTGAAGGAGAATCGTGGCAGCAAGGTTGTTCCTGAACTCAAGCGATATAACAATACTGGAAGTAAATAGTAAGAATCACATTAATATGTTCCAAACATAGTGTACGTGTACGAAACATATATAAATGAGCCTCGCCGAGTATAACACATCGACCCCTGAGTTTCGAACATACCGTGATTGTAAGCGCAGTAGCAGCGGTGCAGGTTGTACAGCAGCGTACGCTGTATCTGATTTAATTGAAACTACCTTAAATACAATATCAATCCCACCAGTGTTCAAATCACTTTCATTGCCTGTTGGCTTAGCATATCGTTCATCCATTCCGTCCACCGTATGTGCAGAAGTAGAGACAGGTAAGCGTTCAAACTTATCTGGTCCTTCCGACGAGGTTATATCTGATAGCGTATTTGATCGTCTCCTATCGCTTGCGAGTGTAGAAGGTGTTAAGCATAAAAAGAAGGACAAAACGATGCGTCGTGTGCGCAAAGGCAGTAGTTCCACAAAACGTTTGAAAAAAAAATAACTATTCAACATTCAGTAACATACCAATGATATTCTCGTATCCCTCTATTATATTTTTTAGTTCCTCCACATCTAATGCATCAGCCATATCGTGTAGGTCACCTGCTATACTATGTAGTGTATGAATATGTTCTACATAGTCTTCTTTTTTTGGATTTTTTTCATTCTTTTCCTGTACTCTCTTACTGCGTCGCAATTGTGTATTGTCATGTATTCGCATGATATTACATGTAAAAATACAATATATCTATATCAAAATCATGCAGATGTATTATTTTTGATACAAACCTTTTTATGCCTTTTCCAGTCAGAACGCTGACATGCGCTACTACAATATCGAACCTTATGGCACGCGCCGCACCAACTCAGACCTTCTGATTTACTACAAACATTGCATGATGTCGACGAGTAAGTAATAGACTGATTTTGCATTCCAGAAGCATTGAAGTGGTCTCGTAGCAGATCGATGCGTTCGCGCGCCATGGCGAGGTCATCTGCGATGCGCCATTGAATTGCAGGTGTTTGGTTTAAGTTGTCTGGACACATGAGGATACAATCCGTATCGCCTTCGCGAACGAATGACGCCGTATGAGAACCTGTGCGCTTCAGATATCGCTCGATGGTCGCAATCTGCGCTGCGATTTCTTTCGTTGGGAGAACATGATCAATGTAGATGCCTAGTTCGTCGAGTTCGCCGTTGAGAGGAATGTCGTAGATTGACATGGTGTGAATAACCTACAGACTATATTGTGTATTTATATTCAATTTGTAGTAAAACAACTTATTGATAAACATATACTATACGTATCATGTCATCTATACAAAGGTTGAACATCTTCGCTCTGTACCGTGCCAAACTCCGCATATGCCGAGAAATGGGTCACAACTATGGGAGTTGGAACCGCATATACGTCTACAAAACGCAGAGGTTGGTCAGACGATTTAAATCAAAATCTATCATCGATCAAAAAAACATAGGAACGATCATTTGGAACAACATACAAAACCAATACAAGTTGCACGCTGATGAAACTGATACGGAGTGCATCGACGAAATGATTGACGATGGGTTCAAATGGCTATCTCATATGAATTATGTGCTTGGTGAATACAAATACACGCACTACTATAGGTGGGGGTACTATGAACCATTACAAATTGAGTCGGGGAAATTTTAGATTACACATTGATTCCATGAGATTTCCAAAAAGCTGAATATTTTGTGGGACAGAGTTCCCACTTTATAAATTTTACTTTTTCCAAAGTCTCTCAACAAAGTACAAAACGACATTTATTTTTGTCGTTTTACAATTTTCTCAGGGACTTTTGAACTTTACTTTTTTTAAATTCTTATGCTAACAAACCTTGGGGTACTTTTCAAGTTTGTTACCATAAACTAAATTTTCTTGGAATTCGTGTCTGAACCTCTGTCTTTTTGTCTGTGCGTACTTTAGACAAATGGCTTCCAAAAAAACGAGTAAAAACGAGTCAACCTTTCATTGTAAATCGTGTGACTATAAATGCAGATATAATAGTGATTACAATAGACACATATTGACTGCAAAACATAAACAGACTTACATAGACTTACAAAAGACTTACATAGACTTACAACAGACTTACACTCCCGAAAACACTAAAGATATAAAGAAATATGTATGTGACTGCGGAAGAGGGTATAAACATCGGCAAAGTTTAAATAAACATAAACAACGTTGTGTTCAAAAAAACGAGAAAAACGCCGAAAACAGCGCTCCTCCCGAAAATAGAGTTGTCCATGAAAGCATAAGTGACTCTACTCTCATGAGGTGTTTCCATACGATGATGGAAGCACAATCACATACAATGCAGACGATGATGGATACACAGGTGGCTGCGCAAACGGCCGCGATAGAGCAGGCGGCACAGATACAGGCGAAACGTGACGAGGCTACAACAGAGCAGACTCGCCTGTTAGTCGAAGCGATAACTCTAAATGGCCCACAATGTATCACAAATAATAATACGACAAACAATCAGTTCAACCTGAACGTGTTTCTCAACGAAGACTGCAAAGATGCGTATACATTGAAAGAAGTAATGGACTCCATCGAGTGTACAGTCACGGATTTGGACCGTATGGATCATGATGGGTACGTGGCTACGATAACCCGTAAGATTTTGGAATCGATACAGGATATGGCCATTACAGAGAGACCGATACATTGTACAGATGCGCGGCGCAATACGGTATGTGTGAAAGATGATACGGGATGGGAGAAACATGATAAGGCTATGAAAATGTTAGCCAATTCTGTGTACAAGGTGGGTCAAAAACTAGGTAGGATGGTAGATGACTGGCGATTAGTGTATCCTGACCATTTCAGAGGAACTGTCACTCGACGCGAACAGTACCATAGGTTGATTTCGGATATTATGAAGGTACATGATTCGGATGTAGAGGCTCGCATCACAAGCAAGGTATGCAAGGGTGTTATTCTGGACCGCAAGATGATTACTAATTAGTCGCGTTCTATTTGGTATAATTCTTTGTCCTGTATATATTGGGCAGGTAAGTATGTCTAGGGGATGTAGCTCAAATGGTAGAGCACTCGTTTCGCATACGAGAGGTATGGGGATCGATGCCCCACTTCTCCAATCCAGATAATGGATAACTAAAATGACCCGCACGGTTCTCGGTGCGGGTCATTTAAACCGTTCTTAAATACCATTCGTCTTAATATTCGCTCCATTTCTTTTCGTTAAATGGTGAAACGATGATTTCATCGAGGCGTCCGCTCCATTCTGCAACCTTATTGTCTAGTGCGATATCTTCAGCGGTTTGTGGGTAAGGAACTGTGTTCCTCATGCGTTCTTCGTCTTCGGTGGTTACAGTTGGTTTTTGTCCGTAGCAGTTTGCACCGAATCGAACGTCAGGATTTGCGATGTATCCGCCATTGATTCCAACACGTCCACGGTCGTGTTCGTGTCCTGGTATTTTTTGGAGAGTGTCATAGGTTTCCTTTTGTGTAGGAAAGAATGCCATTTGGTCTGCACTCCATCCATAGTTTCCCCACTCTGCACCGTTTTGGTATGCGTTTTCTATCTGATCATATGTAGCAAGTTCTGAACCAAATGCTTTGCATACTGCATCTGCATTAGTATAATCAAAAACATTATCAGGTATATTGAATACTTGGTCAGTAGATGTAGGTGGTGGTGGTGGTGTTGGTGTTGGTGTTGGTAGAACGTCTTGATTAAAGTCTAGGTCGATTTCTGGACTGGATTGCATGGTTCCAGTAAAGAACTTGGTAGTAATATCATATCCATAGTATGTTTCAAGAACATAGTACACCACATATACGCATAGGCATATAATAACGATACTGATGAAGAAGTATGACCATGAACTCATACCAGTAGATGCTCCCGACGTGGCCGTTGTATCAAAAGAACTAATCGTATCTGAACCATTTCCTAAAGATGTATAGTATACAATACCCGCGATAGCGGTGATACATATGACAAAGACTGAAACATACATTGGATCAGTGAAAACATTAGGTGGCAGTGTGGATGTTGTATCGACACTCTGTGTTGAAGTGGAAATCTGAGCAGTGTCTGCAATAGACATATTTTGGGATGATGTAGGTGCAGATGCCATATTATATCTGGGGATATTAGTACACTAACTGCATAGAATAATGTACGTGCATTGACTACTAAGTATAGTTTATGTCGAATATATGCCTTTTTTCCTATAAAATAGGCAATATGCCATCGATGTAACAATGGTTTTTGGATCTGGTATGACTGAAATATTTGAATCGTCATATTCATACCATTTTCCATTTGCGTTTTTGATGGATGATGTATAGTGTCCTCCATGTGCCGACCCTGAATGATGGTTACATACACCATATAAGTCGTATATGCATGTTTCTTTTTGGTATCCAATAACATATTTTCGCATATCTAGATTGGTTATAGGAAAGGATACTAGATTTTGACTTTTTCTACCAGTTGCATCGAAACGTTTTATATCTATGGCCATGATAGTAGGTAGACTCCAATAGGTAAGGTTTTTGAGAACATCTTCACGTTCTCCAGTTTTTTCATTTTTCAGACCATTTTCTCCTTCTAAAAGTTCACCAGATACGTAATGGTCAAAACAATCGTATAAAGATGTTACAACTTTTCCGTTGTGTGGTAGAGAAAGGTTTATAGTAAAGAATGGTTCTGGTGTTTGAGACAGAACCTTATCTGTTTTACATGAGACAATTTGTGATATATGCATTCCATAGAATAGATTCCATATTTCTGAATATTCTGTGGAGTACCTGTCCTTTATTTGCGTGAATACCTTTATCGCAAGTTTATCAGTATCTGTATCAGAACTTCCGTTAATATCCATGTTCACTGATCTAGAGACACTATTATGAAAACAGTCAATGATAAATAACATAAACTCTGATATATCGTTTTGACTGAATCCAGTAAACAATTCAAGACCTTTTACTTTAGCAACATTTTGCATCGCATGAATGAACTTTCCTGGTTCAACTAGACAGTTTTGTTTCCACATAATGAGGCGTAGAGTATTCCATTCGTTCGTTATTATGGAATCAGGTATATGTTTGATACGATTCATAAATCCATGTGTGTCTAATATATCATTCAACTCATATGTATGAGATAGTATTTGCATGCAACTATTTATGAAACAAGTGTTTCCCATATTTACAAGTCCTGTAAGCCCTTTTCCTGCGTATTCGTTTGGTGTGCGAGTGGATACAGATGACATTTATATACTATAAAACGTTAGTGGTTAGTTGTTTGTATATAAAGGACACTGTAATATATCTAAACTGTTTATGATGTCGAGATATGGTATAGTTATCAACTAATAATTTATAATACTTTGCATGTGTTTCCATTTCCCACTACTAGTTGATAGTTGAAAGATTGATGTAAACTGAGAATAGTATAAACATATATTTGCTATATGTATATTACTATAATATTCGTGTATGTCTTTCAATATGTTAGAATCTGAAAGATGGCAATTAATTGATCATTATTTAACTATGGTTCAAAATCTCAATTCACAATCGCAGAATATTTATACCGCCCAGAACGAAGCATATGCAAAGTTGACAGAACTTATTCAAGCTGTTCGTATCCCCCAGATACAGATACCAATATTGAATCGTGGTCGCCCACCTTATGTAAATCATACTGCTACTAGTAGAAGTCCACTTAACGAAGAACGGGCGAATGTACCTATACCTCGTCGTACACGCTATTCGAATACCAGTCGTGCTGCACCGAGGGAAAGAACATTCGATGCACCTTCAAATCGTTTAAACTCTCGTCTAGGTCGTTCACTTCCTCAGACTGTTCCTGTACCTGTATTTTCGTCTCAACATGAAACCGAAGAACAAGAAACCCCAAGAGTAAATGAAGAAACACCCTCACCAGGAATGTCAACCCCAGATAGTTCGCCTCAAGTAGGATTATCTTCTATTGAACACAGTACAGTTGATACAGGGTCTTCCTCATTATTTGGTATGATTAGAAATATGTCGACGACTCCAACTACTTCTAATACCACTACTCCATTTACTAATTTTATCCATGAGTTTCATTGGACACATCCAGAAGAGAATACTATGCGTCCGTTTAATTTTATGAATAATGTTCCCGTTTTTCCTACAGTTGAACAGATTTCTGGTGCAACTCGTATCGTTCCTTTCGAGACAGTTGAAACTCCCAATAATACACAATGTCCTATTACACTGGTTCCATTTAACTCCTCAGATCTTGTAATGCAAATCGTTCATTGTGGTCATCTTTTTGACGTTGTGCATTTGAATGGTTGGTTTCGCGATAATGTGCGATGTCCAGTATGTCGTCATGATATACGCGATGCAGACGAAGAATCTAATAATCCATCTAATGTTCCTTCTACATTAATCCCTGAGAGTTTTGTGGATGATGGAAATGAAACTGACCCAGATATGCCAGCACTTGAGCCAGCAAATACTTTAGAAGAAGAGAATACTTCCGATATACCTACTCCCCTTTTTTTTTCGGGGGATACTTTAGGATTGGAAACTAACAGTCTCAATATAACAACACCTGTTTGGAGTTTTAATAACATGCACGGGGGGTCTAGTTCTGATACACATGTGCCTCAAATTATGACCGATATACAAAATGTGATAACAAGACAAGGTCTAAATATTATTTCAAGTGCTATCAATCAAACAATACGTGAAACGTTTCCTCCTTCGTCCGACCCAATGCCAATTCCTGACAATGAACCAATTCCTGACAATGAACCAAGAACCGGTCCTTCTTGACCTTTTGTTTAGTTACTACTACATAATCGTTATTTACGAATTATGTAGTATTCAATCCTAGGTTGTGACACTATTTCACTCTTCGAATTATGTAGTCGTCCCCTTTTTTTTCCTCAATCGCCATGAGACGTGGTGCAGCAATCTCTCCATTAAGTGCCTGATAGTAACTTTCTACGTCATACATATTTGCAGTATTGGCGTCCATTTGTCGACGGATGTATCTCCTTCCCATATCATCTGAATACATGTCTCCTTTCCATTTAATTTTAGTTTGATTCTGGAGTTGAATATCATCTGGTGGTTGGTCTGTAATATTAGGTACAAACGAGAACTCTGTATCACGTGGTTCACCGTATTGTACGCAATGTATCTGTTCTGCGTTTCCACGTTTTGTATATGTTGCACAGTCTATTGATGCCTCTTTGATAAGACGTGTAAATCCATTGATAATACGTTCCTTGATGTTTGATATCTCGAATAGTGCTTCATCACTTGTGACCACACGAAACTCCATATCTGGTTTGTCTGGATGTATTTGGTATTTTTCCTTACTCTTGTCTCGTAGTTTCATATCTTTGGTGGCGATGGTGTTTAATTGTTCATCCGTGACGGTCATGAGATACATAAATACGCGTACATCTTGCATCTCAACCGGTAGCGCCTTATGACTACATATACGGCGTGCTCTTCCAATGATTTGGTCTTTTCGAGTGGGATGCCAATATGGTTCCATGATATGAACAAAACGTGTGCTGCGCAAATTAATACCCTCTGACCCTGACGCAGTGATCATGAGTACTTTAATAATTTCACCCATGTGATTGTTGTTGGCAATGTCTCGTAGTGTCTGTGTGATAGGAATATTAGGGTTCCAATCACTATTGTATATGTTACGTATGAGTTCCTTTTCCTCATCGCTTTCGGTGCCAGTGTATAGTGCGTATGTGGGTTTTCCTCTATCCGCATCAGCAATATTGAGTGACCATACTCCATCTAACCCCTTTTTGATTTTGAACTGTGTGAACCCCTTATAATCCAACATAAGTTTGAATAATCCAATTCCCTCAAGCGTGCGAAACTGTGAATAAACAAGATGTAATCCAGCGTGTTCTGCGTCAACAATATTGTCGTACATGTGTAAGAATTTGGGAGAATATTTCTGAAGACCTTCTCTAGAAAATACGTCTTTTCCATCATCTGTTAAGTGCTTAAGTGCGCTTGCAATGCGCTGCGGATATGTAGTATCTGCCCCCTTTTCCATAATTTCATCTCCTTCTACCTCGTCTCCTGCGCTACCACGAAGTTCATTTGTCCCCTTTTTATTTCCTTCGCCAACTGTTTTTGTATAGGAATCATCTAGACTATTGTCACTAGGTAACGGTCGACCAGGGGGTAATGGCATGACAAAGTTACAATATAAACGCGAAAATATGCGATATGTAGATGATGGTTCATCGTATAAGTCGTTTGTATTTGCAGTTTTAGTCGGTTTTTTCTTTCTAAGTTCTTCTTTGCGTTCTGCGGATCTTACTACTTCGTATAACCCTAGTTGGTAGTCACTCATTGGGATTTTTACGACAATAAAGTCGGTGAGTGGATTGTATCTGGGTAGTAGACCTTCCTGTGCACTTCGAAAGTAGGACGTAAGACCTAATATACGTTTTTTGAATAGTTCTGGATTGTTCACTTCTTCATTCACTCCAAGAAACATTTGATTGAACGTGTCAATGTCGTCTGGAAACGATTTGAACAGTTTTACCTTAGTTTTTCCACGATTGACTGGGATACCTCCTCTCTCTAATGTGGTAACAATACGGTCACGGAACTCAATATCAGTGAGTGGGGGCCTATCTGTGTCTGGATGTACGCTGGTTGATTCACCTGATATAAACCCAAATGGATTGCGTGTCACCGTAAGAACCTCTGTTTTTGCATATTCAAAGTAGTCCATATGTTTCTCTCTTGAGAATAGTTTTGTAATCTTCTCTGCAGTAGTCTTGTATGTATGATCAGGGTTTAACTGAAAGTTCCATGTCTTAATGTATCCGCGTAATATATTGAATAGAATGCCAAGTTCGTTGGGATAGTTGATCATAGGAGTTCCTGTTAGCATAACTATACGTACATCTTGTGCAGAGAGAAGCATTTCATACAAAACAAGAGAAAGTGCAATAGGATGTGCTTCTACTTTCCCATCTGCATCATGAACCACATCCTTTTCTTTCTTGTTTTTGTTTGCGATACGACTGATAAAATTATGCACCTCATCAATAACAACCACAGAATGACTAAATATATTGGTTTCAAAATCGTTACTAATTGCTCTCATATGCTCACGAGTAAGACCATTGTAGTTGATAAAATTATACTTACTACGAATCATATCGTCTATTTGTTCATCTAAAAGCATTGTTTGTTTGGATGTCAATGAATCAATATTGGAAGGCTTTGTATTATCGACAAGCCAAACTCCTTTACGTTTTTTAATATAAGCTGCAGATACACCAATTGCAGCAGCGCCTGCTTCGACCTCGGGTGCATGACTTTTGCTAAGTGGTGTCCATGTCCAATGTTGCTCACGTTTAAAAATGATATCACCACATTTTTTGATTTCTTCTATATAATTGCGCTGCAACGATGCTGGTGTCATGACAATAATTCGTTTCGTAGTCTTCATACCTTCTGCAATAGCGATAGAGGAACATGTTTTTCCTGAACCAAGACCATGATAAAGAAGTAGTCCACGGTAGGGAGTATATAGACTAAGATAGTCTCGAACCACTTTTTGATGAATGAGTAGTTTAAACTCTGACCCTTCACTTTTGGCACTATCCATATCATCACATGTCAGCACTACTGCTTCATTGATCACCTCATCGCGATATTCTGAAAAGTAGGAGTTGATAAAGTTTACAAACTTAGAACGATTGTTCATGAAGTATCCTGGAGCGCGCATGAGATGAGTATCTATTTTGGCTGCAGGTGCGAAGGTAGTTGGAGATTTTTCCAAGTTTTCCCAGGCATGGCGTTTGGAACGAACCGAACCAGAGGGTGGTTTTTCAGTGACGCGTTCTTCTATTTCTCCATCCTTTTCGTTTTCGTCGCTCTCTAATCGGGATACTTGTTTAACCTTTATTTTTAAGGTCTTCTTTTTCTTAGGCATCTCAGAAGGCCATGCGACCGATTCAGCGATAGCAGCGCGCGTACGATCAACCATATCATCTTCTTGAAACACACGTATAATGCCTGCGCGGCGCAACTTCTCCATGATTTCGTCGCGATTAATATCCATTAATTCAACTGCTCCAGTAGTTTGCAGAGTAATACTGGGACCATCCACATCAAATGCTTTTGTTATTGGAACGCTCACTGACACACGTGAACGTTCGCCACGTGGCAGAATAGTAGGTTTTATCCGTAATTGTTCTTTGATAGCCTTCAATGACATATTTGTTTCCAAACTATAGACTACTGTACACTTTGCACATATAATCTTTTGTGACATGTGCCGCCAACGCAACTTTAGGAAGATAGGAAGACTGTCTAAAGTCTAACAGACAATAAACAAAAATACAATATGTGTTTGTTATCTGGTAATAATATTACGATTCTAGACGCTCAATTACTATATGGCATGCAATCTGTTCAGCCTTCTTTTTTATCTTATGAGTAGCCTCACCAAGGAACACTAAAATACGCCGTTGAGATGCATCTAATGTGTTTAAATATGTGGAGATAGCAGCGAAACTTCCAAACTTTTCATATGGGTCGGCACATGTAATATCCATGTTATAAATATGATCACCTACACACAAGAATACTCCCATACGATATCCTTCCTCTTCAGTCACATTCAACTCAACATAGTGAGGGGTTACCTTGAACTCTTTTTGGATCTTTACTTGTAGAATATTTTTGTAGTTATCATCGTTCTTAATAAGTTCTACCCAATCGACATGCCGTTCAAATACCTTCTCGATAAACTTTTGGGCCATCTGGAATCCGGGACCAGATGTGAATACGTTTTGGAACCAGCCATCTTCATCCGAAATGGAAATCTTATTAAAGTCTAGGAATAATGCACCAATAAAGGATTCAAATAGACATCCCAACTTTTTGAGGTTTGTACGTGTTTTTTTCTCTTCCGCATTTCGTGACAAAATCAACCATCGATGCAGGCGCATATCGTATGCGATACGACCGATTGCTTCGTTTTTAACCATTGCAATCTTTTTTTCGGTCATAAACCCTTCATTCTCTTTAGGAAACCTCTTATAAAGTGCATATTTTGCAACCAATTCGAGAACCCCATCACCAAGAAACTCTTGACGTTCATTAGACTTTGTCTTAAGAGGTAGACAGTCGAGTGGTCGATCTACAACCACAATATTTTGTTCGACATTTTCAATGTGTGGCCGACGCGTATAGGAGCGGTGCACGAATGCGCGCTTGTAGAGGTCTAGATTATGCACAACACCCGGAAGACCATATTCAATAAGAATGGATTGTACTTCTTTAAGGGTAATCTCCTTGTTTAGCGAATTGTAGGGATTGAATACCAAAGTGTCTCCTTGACGAACAACATCCTCGTCATTGATAAGTTGTTTCATCTCATCAACTGAATTTGAAGATGTTCCATATGTAACTGCGTCAACAAAACTTGTCATATTTGTATAATACGTGCTACTAAGTTAATATAGATTACTAGAAGGGTTTAACTAATAGTCAATTTTTATCAGATGAGAGAGTATAATAATGCCTAGTCGAGCAGCATCCCATACAGGTTCTCTTATAAATAGAACAATAGAAAGCGGTGGTTCTATAGGTGGAAACAGCAAAGCAGGTGTTATACATACTAGTAGTTACCCTAATATCAATATGGGATATTTGAGAAACAGAGTTGATACAGGTTGTTGTTCGTATCATTATAATGACTACGACTCTGATGCTGTTCCCAACAATACTCCTCCTGGACCTAATTCCACACCCACAGACACCACTACTGCAGCAGAGGCTGCCGCTGCCGCTGCCGCTGACGCTGCCGCTGCCGCAGCCACTGCCACTGCTGCTGCCGCTGCCGCTGACGCTGCCGCTGACGCTGCCGCTGCCGCTGACGCTGCCGCTGACGCTGCCACTGCCGCCGCCGCTGCCGCCGCCGCTGCCGCCGCCGCTGACGCTGCCGCTGATGCAGCCGCGGCCGCTGACGCAGACGCAGACACAGCGGCAGCAGCAGCCGCGGCCGCAGACGCAGACGCAGACGCAGCCGCTGCCGCTGCCGCTGACGCTGCTGCTGACGCTGCCGCTGCCGCTGCCGCTGCCGCTGACGCTGCCGCTGATGCCGCTGCTGCTGCTGCTGCCGCTGGTCCTTCTTGGGGAAATAATTCTTCAACCTCATCTACCAGTATCGATACAACGAATGGTGGAACTATCACTACAGATAGCAATACTATATCATTCCAAGGAAATACTCTTCCATAATTTGTCGTTGTCTAATCCTAGATAAAATATGTGTAAAATGTATACAAACATGTCCATTATTTATAGTCAGATCGTTGTATACATTTTAGTGGTTGTCGTTACAAGTGCCATTGTAGGGTTTTTGAGTGAACGTCCAACACCAACAGAAGGTATTGAAGGATTCGTCGGAACCGAAGAGAATATTGAAGCACTCAATGGTGAAATGAGTGAAAAAGTATCTAATATGGAAGACAGTTTACATGTAATCAAATACAAAAAGGATTATGAAAATACAATTACGTATGGTAAAGACTACTTTGATGCAATGAAATTGTCTTCTCTCTTTGACTTTAGTTCAATTGTAAAACATCAAAACGATAAAGAAAAAACAGAACAATCAATGATTGCTCTTGCGAAAAAACTTGGTGCACTACATGAGGGTTCACAATCTCTAGAAAATACACAACTTTAGAGATAATCTGATAACATATACGATACGATGTTATCCTAAAAATATAATGGATTGATAATATAATATACTAAGCGTCGCATGCAAACTATTCTTAAAATATCGCTAATATTTATTGCTGTTATGCTGGTTTTATATATTGTATTTTCTTACTTGGATTTAGAGGCAGTGTATGTAAATGATATTCTCAATAACAGTACACTAGGTGTGGAAGGTTTTGTTAACGGAAGTCCTAGCGACGTTCCTAAATTAGCCAGTGATGTAAAGACATTGACAAATAAGATTGAAGATACATTGCAAGTTACTAAATACCGCAAGGATTATGAAGACCTCATAATAAAATCTGACGAACTCTTTGAACTCCTAAAGTTAGATGCGCTTGCAGATATGAAAAACGTAAAAATGGAAGATGATAAACGAATCGTGGAATCCGCAGAAAAAATCCGTCTATTTGAAGAAGCACGCAAATCTCTTGAATCTGCATTAAATTATATTGACACGAAGTAATCATAATATACGATGTAAAATAGGAACAGTATTGTTCGTTCTTATTTTACTATAGACCCACACATCTACATATTCTTTCTGGTGCGTCCTGCGTATGCACCTGCATCGATAAGGGAGTTGGTATAATCCTTTCCACCCCATGACGCATCCATGGCACTAGGACTTTTATCTAGCGCCTTTTGTTTAGCAAGCTGTTCATCCATTGGTGTAATGGTACCTTGATAGAATGCAGATTGTGTCATGCCTTGAAGTTCATCTTTATTGGTGGGTGGTCCTGCATTCACATATCCCATTTCTTCTGGTCCAGTATTTAGGGCGCGTTCTCCTGTGATAGAACCGCCTCCATCTTTAAAATAGGGGGCGTCATTCACACCGTTAAGTTGTGTCATATCAGCAGAGTTTTTTCCAGGAAGGCTTGGACCTAGACCACCTTGAGGATTCTCTATATCGGGACGCACACGATATTCAGTCCCGCCTTGTGCGTTATGCGTGTTTTGTAGATATAATACAGGACATGTTATGCCTTTACTGCGTTGCCACTTCGTAAACTCCACATAATCCTCTAAGTTGTCGAATACAAGAGGGTTCACTCCAGGAACCGTTTCTAATTTAGATGCAAATAATACAATCTTTCCGTCTTTTTGGATAAGCACATCGGGACAAGTAGGTCCTCTGGAGTTTCCTTCAAATGTTTCTGTTATTTTTTTACTGGTCATTGTCATACAATAATAGGCACCAAGCATGATGATAATGACTACCATGAGTATTCGTAGTATAGGGGTCATGATATTCGTCTATATTATCGATGTATAATATTTTTTAGAGACGTACAATATATAGGTAATTGAAGATTATGTCACCTCATAATGATAATTTTATTAGTTCAGAGAATACTATTCATACATCGGCCGACCTAGATAAGATCGCGAACCTAAAGGCCGCGATCGCTGCGAATAATCACGTATTTGTCTTCATATATATGGATGGGTGTGGACACTGCTTTAATGCTGAGGACGCATGGGTCGAGTTCACAAATGATGACAGCATTCCCCAAAATGCGTCCGCGTTCGCAGTATCTAATGCTATGATGGAAGTGTTTGGGTCCGCGTTAGGTGATGTGGCAACAGGATTTCCTACGTTCCGATATATTCATAATGGTAATGCAGTCGAATACAATGGTGGGCGATCTAAGGATGACCTTATTGATTGGATGACTATGCGAACGCAGGTTGACCCGCCGACCACAGTGTCTAGTGACAGCCGAATAGGTAGTAAAAAAACAAATAAAACACGGCCTACGAGTCATGCAAAAACTCGCAAAATGCAAGGAGGTGGTAGTCGAAAGAAGAGAATCATGAAAAAACGCAAAACACGTAAGACGCGTAAGACGCGTAAGATGCGTAAGACGCGTAAGACGCGTAAGACGCGTAAGGCAAAAAGGCGTAAATAATACCGCCAAAATTGAATAGAGCCAGCCCATTATGTACCTACATATCAATCAACTATTGCTATAGCAAGAGATACATTATGGACTACGATTTTAGAATCTTTGACTTTCACCTGTACAACAAGGCTGCTGACCAAGAGAGTAGCGACGACGATTCATCAGGCGATGGCACTAAATACAAAAAAAATACACCAACCAAAAACTTATTCACTGTTCAGATGTTCGGTAAGAACGAAGCAGGTGAATCGTGTTCTATCACCGTAGGTGACTTCAAACCCTTCTTCTACGTGAAGGTTGGTGACAACTGGGGCGAGGGTGAAAAGATATCGTTCGTCTCTGCCATGAGACATAAACTAGGAACATATCATCAAGACAACTTAATTTCCTGCGACATCGTGCGTCATAAAAAATTATACGAGTTTGACGACGGTAAAAAAAATACATTCATCCTATGTAAGTTTGAAAATCTACAGGCTCTCAACAAGATGAAGAACCTATGGTACGACTCAGAACGTCGTCTCTTAGTAGGAGGGTTCTATATATCTATTCTTGGTCGTCCCACGAAGACCGAAATATACGAATCATTCATACCACCTCTGCTAAGGTTCTTTCACATTCGTAACATCAGTCCGTCTGGATGGATACGAATGCCACGCAATAAGACACATTGTGTTCCTGAGGGTGCACATGAGACCACATGCGATCACGAGTTTGAGATTATGTATGCAGATATTGAACCATTACGTGAGAAGGAAGACAGAGTTCCACTCAAGATACTAAGTTTTGATATTGAAGCGAGTAGTAGTCATGGAGATTTCCCTGTTCCTGTCAAAGGATACAAGAAATTAGCCACTAATGTAGTGGATCTATATGGAGAACATGGTGCGATGTCTTTGCTTAGTGCTACAGATGTAATCCGCTGTGCAGCACGCACTGCATTTGGGTTCTCACCTGAATCAGGCGATACTACAGCAGATACTGCATTTGAACACGGTGTTGACCTGATTTATGTTAAGGGAAAAACTCCTACTGTCAAAAAAATAGCCACCGCTGTCGAAAAGGTACTTGCACATCACATTGAAGATATTGCCCGTGCAGATACAATACAAGCGAATAGCATTGAAGCAGCATTCGGTCGCGGTGATGGTGGTGGCGAAGACGCCTGCGCTACGAACGGCGTCGAAGACGGAGACGAATGGTCGGCACCATCGCGCAGTTTCGCTGTAAAAAAGGCAGGATCCAAAAAAAGCGACAATCCTAGTTCGATCGCCGACCTACTCGCCTCCGCCGCCGCGCGCGATACAAAACTATCCAACCTTATTGTGTTATTCGATAAGTATCTACCAGCAGTCGAAGGTGACAAGGTGACCTTCATCGGTTCTACCCTTCAAGAATATGGTGACGATGCACCATACTATAACCACTGCATCGCTCTTGACACATGCGACGACCTCGATATGGAAGACACAGAGATTGAATGCTATAAAACAGAACGCGAAGTATTGATGGCGTGGCGCGACTTTGTTGTGAGGGAAGACCCAGACATCATCATAGGATATAATATATTTGGATTTGATTACAACTTCATGTTCTTGCGCGCACGCGAACTAAGATGCGCACCCGCGTTCCTAGAAATGTCAAAAATAAAAGACCATCTGTGTGGCACTATCGATAAAGAGACGGGAGAGTACAACATTGAACACAGCAATATCACCATCGCAAGCGGAACACACGAACTAGGATATATTAAGATGCCCGGACGCATCCAATTGGATTTATATAATCACTTTCGTCGCGAGGAGAACCTCGTATCCTACAAGTTGGACTACGTGGCTGGTCACTTCATCGGCGACTACGTATCCGACGTGGCGCATTCGACCTCGATGGACGAGACAACTGTAAAGACCAAGAACATGGCAGGCCTTCTGGTGGGAAGTTACGTGCATTTCGAGGAGATTGGTCACTCTACCGACTACTACGATGGCGGGGCAAAGTTTCAAGTAACACATATTGATAATGATGATAAGAGTTTCACCGTTTCGGCGCACGTGACACCCGACCAAGCAAAGAAGGTGCGATGGGCATTGGCTAAGGATGATGTAACCCCCAAAGACATCTTCCGTCTTACTAATGAGGGTTCTGCCGAACGAGCAATCGTCGCGAAGTATTGTATTCAAGATTGTAACTTGGTTCAGTATCTACTGACCAAGGTGGACGCGTTGACTGGCATGATTGAGATGGCAAATATTTGTAGTGTTCCTATCAACTTCCTAATCTTGCGCGGACAGGGCATCAAACTCACAAGTTACGTGGGCAAGAAATGCAGGGAGAAAGACACACTCATTCCTGACATTGAGAAGAAGGAGAACGATGGTGGCTACGAGGGTGCTATTGTATTGGATCCCAAGAGCGACCTATACATGGACAACCCAGTTGCTTGCGTGGATTATGCATCACTGTATCCATCATCAATGATTAGCGAAAATCTATCGCACGACAGCAAGGTATGGACGCGTGAATACAACTTGGATGGAAAACTCATTGCAGAGACAGGTGAGACCGACGGCAACGGCGAGTTCATCTACGACAATCTTCCAGGCTATTCCTATGTGGATATTGACTACGACACCTACAAGTACGCTCGTAAATCTCCAAGTGCAGCCGCAACCAAAACGAAATGTGGAAGCAAAACCTGTCGCTTCGCACAGTTCCCCGACGGAAAACGCGCCATCATGCCTTCCATCCTCGAGGAATTGCTTAAAGCACGTAAGGCTACCAGAAAACTTATTCCGCAACAAACAGACGAATTCATGAAGAGCGTTCTCGACAAACGTCAATTGGCCTACAAACTGACGGCCAACTCGCTATATGGTCAATGTGGCGCACGCACAAGCACGTTTTACGAAAAGGACGTTGCAGCCTCGACCACAGCCACGGGGCGCAAGTTGCTCACCTATGCGAAACGGGTGATTGAAGAGGTGTATGGGGATGCGGTGATGGATACACTCAATCACGGCAAAGTTCGCACCAAGGCAGAGTATGTGTATGGAGATAGCGTCGCAAATTACACGCCTGTTCAAATACGTGTTAGAGGCGAGATGGTTATTTGTACAATATCCGATCTAGTTGAACTATATGGTGATGAAAATGGATGGTCTATATGTAGAGAAGAAGGAAAGCAAGATAAGGAGTTTTGCGAACTACTCGATGTAGAGTCTTGGACAGAGACAGGTTGGACGACATTGCATCGTGTGATACGTCATCGACTTGCGTCACATAAGAAGATGATGAGAGTTTTAACACATACTGGTGTGGTAGATGTAACTGATGATCACTCCCTGCTGTTAAATGATGGAACTGAAGTATCTCCGAAAGACATTGAGATTGGATCTAAGTGTTTGCATCGTACAGTGGATATGGTTGCAGATGATGACATTCATATGGGTGCCGATGTAACAGTGGAAGAGGCGATGATATATGGGTTCTTCTTCGGAGACGGTAGTTGTGGAGCATACGACTGTCCGTCCGGTAAAAAGGCGTCGTGGGCATTGAATAACGCGAATGAAACCCTGCTAGAAAAATATATGGATTTATGTCGTCGAGTATATCCAACCTACACATGGACTACTTATAACACCATTGCATCTTCTGGAGTATACAAGATTAGTTTCAATACAGAAGAGTATGGTGAGAAGAAAAGGTTTGTAGATGCTTATCGAAAAGCCATGTACAATGGAAAATCCAAGATTGTCCCAACCTTCATCATGAATGGGAGACAAGAAATCAGAGAAGCATTCTGGGAGGGTCTCTATGACGCGGATGGAGATAAAGATCCAGGGGGATATACTCGTATCGATCAGAAATCACAGTTGAGTTCTGCACACATCTGTTGGTTAGCAAATAGTATTGGGTATAAAACGTCACTGAATACACGCACTGACAAACTTGACATATATCGCATCACCGCGACAAGAGGGAAACAACGAAAGTGTCCCAACGAAGTGAAAAAGATACACGATTTACCCGACTATGGAGATGAGTATGTGTATGATCTAACAACAGACAATCATCACTTTGCGGCTGGTGTTGGAAACATGATTGTGCATAACACGGACAGTGTATTCTTCACATTCAACCTAGAAAATCTAGACGGAAAACCCATTCGCGGCAAAGATGCGCTTGAGATCACCATCGAACTTTCCCAAGAGGCGGGCGCGTTGGCGTCCAAGTTCTTGAAGAAGCCTCACGACCTGGAGTATGAGAAGACGTTCATGCCCTTCTGTCTGTTGTCCAAGAAGCGGTATGTAGGCATGTTGTATGAACACGACCCGAACAAGGGCAATCGCAAAGAGATGGGTATTGTCTTGAAGCGTCGCGACAACGCGCCGATCGTGAAGGACATATATGGCGGCATCATCGATATTCTGATGAAGGAAGGTGATAATCTCAAGCCAGCCATCGATTTCCTGAAGGAGAGTGTCCAGAACTTGGTGGACGAAAAGTATCCCATGGACAAACTGATCATCAGTAAATCGATACGGTCGGACTACAAGAACCCGAAGCAGATCGCACACAAGGTACTTGCGGATAGAATGACGGCGCGCGACCCCGGCAACAAGCCTGCATCAGGGGATCGCATTCCCTATGTATATATCCACAACCCAGCGCGCGGTGCGCTACAAGGCGACAAGATAGAAAATCCTACCTATATTGTCGAGAACAATCTGAAGATTGATTATGCGCACTACATCACGAACCAAGTGATGAAGCCCGTGCAACAAGTATTCGCTCTGGTATTGGAGAAGATATGGATGATGCAGAACAAGCGGTCAAAACTGAATCGGTTTCGTGCAGAAGTTGCATCACTCAAACAGAGCGCACCTCCAGAGAAGTTCCAAGACCGGTTGGATGCGCTCCGATGTCGGGAAATTAAAGCGTTGTTGTTCGATACATATATCCACAAGGCGAACAACCAGAAACAGGGGTTTAATGAGATGACGTCTTATTTCGGGAAGTTGTAATCTGTAAATAGTATAATACATGTAGTGTAGGATAATATGTTATTTTTTTATTATTTGCGTACTCTACAAACAGAGTTACTTGTTTAGGTACTTTAGATAATATGGTTCTCATCGCATACACATCAGGAAGCACCACTTTTACCAATGCCATGTGGCCGGCCGCTGGGTCACCCACCGAGGTTGAACTCGGATGGGGGTGGACGATCATCGACACAAATGCGTTCAATGGTGCCGGGATCACCTCCATCATCATCCCAGCAACCGTCACTGAAATCGGTTTTGCCGCGTTCTATATGTGTACCAGCCTTGAATCTGTGACGTTCTTGGCAGGCAGCGGGCTCTTAACCATCAAGGAACATGCGTTCCGACAGAGCGGTATCACATCCATCACCATCCCCGAATCCGTAACATCCATCGAGGCGACAGCGTTCTTTCAGTGTCTTGACCTTGAATCCGTCGCCTTCATCGAATCCACGGACTGGGCCACAGGGATTGCCATCGATGCTACCGCGTTCCACACTACTAGTGCTCTCGCCACGATATTTATTACGGACGGACAGAAAATCAATGGAACAGCTTATTCTACGGGTTCATCCTATACTCTTGCTGGCTCGCTATCTGTGCCGTTTGAGAGTTACGATAGTCCTCCTGTTATTACATTAAATGGGTCAGCAAGCATTTCTGTAATATTAGGAACATCCTATAGTGATGATGGTGCAACCGCGCTTGATAATACAGATGGTGATATAACAACTGATATTACAACAGTTAACCTTGTTAATGTAAACACCGTAGGTGTTTACACAGTTACTTACAATGTAAGTGATGCTGCGGGAAATGCAGCAACACAAGTTACTCGAACTGTAACAGTTGCCCCATTTCAACCTCAGACCAAGAGCGAGTTACAAACTGCAGTAGACTTATGGATAGATAATAACGGTAATGCTGTCTCAAATTATGGAGACATCAATACATGGGACACGTCCCAAATTACAGATATGTCCTATTTATTCCATAATAAGATAACCTTTAACGATAACATCGGGTCGTGGAACACCTCAGCCGTGACGAATATGTCTTACATGTTCCATACCGCGTCCGTGTTCGACCAAGACATCGGGGCATGGAACACCGCAGCCGTGACGGATATGTCTTACATGTTTCAGACTGCGACCATGTTTAACCAACCCATCGGGGCATGGAACACCGCAGCCGTGACGGATATGACTAGCATGTTCGGGCTCGCGAAGCACTTCAACCAAGACATCGGAACGTGGGACACCTCAGCCGTGACGAATATGACTGACATGTTCTATGGCGCAGAGGCGTTCAACCAACCCATCGGAACATGGGACACCGCAGCCGTGACGAAGATGAACGCCATGTTCTATCACGCATTCGCGTTCAACCAACCCATCGGGTCATGGAACACCGCAGCCGTGACGGATATGTCTTACATGTTTCAGACTGCGACCATGTTTAACCAACCCATCGGGTCATGGGACACCGCAGCCGTGACGAATATGAGTAGCATGTTCGTGGTCACGAAGCACTTCAACCAAGACATCGGAACGTGGGACACCTCAGCCGTGACGAATATGTCTTACATGTTTCAGAATGCGCGCGCGTTCGACCAAGACATCGGGAACTGGGACACCACAGCCGTGACGAATATGACTGACATGTTCTATGGCGCGTCCGCGTTCAACCAAAATATCAATTACTGGGTCCTGAATACGGATCCTGTTCCAACCCTCACTAATATGTTTTTAAATTCGGGAATAATAGACGGCACTTACGGATTCACAGTTCCTACACCAACTGCTAGTCAGTTTGGTCAAGTGTTTGATACAACACCTCCTGTTATTACATTAAATGGGTCAGCAATCATTTCTTTAGAATTAGGAACAGCCTATATTGATGAGGGTGCAACCGCTATTGATAATACAGATGGTGATATAACAAATAATATTGTAATAGATAACCCCGTTGATGTAAACGCCGTAGGTTATTACACAGTTACTTATAATGTAAGTGATGCTGCGGAAAATGCAGCAACACAAGTTACTCGAACTGTAACAGTTGTTGACACATTTCAACCTCAGACCAAGAGCGAGTTACAAACTGCAGTAGACTTATGGATAGATAATAACGGTAATGCTGTCTCAAATTATGGAGACATCAATACATGGGACACGTCCCAAATTACAGATATGTCCTATTTATTCCATAATAAGATAACCTTTAACGATAACATCGGGTCGTGGAACACCTCAGCCGTGACGAATATGTCTTACATGTTCCATACCGCGTCCGTGTTCGACCAAGACATCGGGGCATGGAACACCGCAGCCGTGACGGATATGTCTTACATGTTTCAGACTGCGACCATGTTTAACCAACCCATCGGGGCATGGAACACCGCAGCCGTGACGGATATGACTAGCATGTTCGGGCTCGCGAAGCACTTCAACCAAGACATCGGAACGTGGGACACCTCAGCCGTGACGAATATGACTGACATGTTCTATGGCGCAGAGGCGTTCAACCAACCCATCGGAACATGGGACACCGCAGCCGTGACGAAGATGAACGCCATGTTCTATCACGCATTCGCGTTCAACCAACCCATCGGGTCATGGAACACCGCAGCCGTGACGGATATGTCTTACATGTTTCAGACTGCGACCATGTTTAACCAACCCATCGGGTCATGGGACACCGCAGCCGTGACGAATATGAGTAGCATGTTCGTGGTCACGAAGCACTTCAACCAAGACATCGGAACGTGGGACACCTCAGCCGTGACGAATATGTCTTACATGTTTCAGAATGCGCGCGCGTTCGACCAAGACATCGGGAACTGGGACACCACAGCCGTGACGAATATGACTGACATGTTCTATGGCGCGTCCGCGTTCAACCAAAATATCAATTACTGGGTCCTGAATACGGATCCTGTTCCAACCCTCACTAATATGTTTTTAAATTCGGGAATAATAGACGGCACTTACGGATTCACAGTTCCTACACCAACTGCTAGTCAGTTTGGTCAAGTGTTTGATGCAACACCTCCTGTTATTACATTAAATGGGTCAGCAACCATTTCTTTAGAATTAGGAACAGCCTATACAGATGAGGGTGCAAACGCTGTTGATAATACAAATGGTGATATAACAAATAATATTGTAATAGATAACCCCGTTGATGTAAACACCGTAGGTGACTACACAGTTACTTATAATGTAAGTGATGTTGCGGGAAATGCAGCAACACAAGTTACTCGAACTGTGAATATCACAAGTGATGCAACACCTCCTGTTATTACATTAAATGGGTCAGCAACCATTTCTTTAGAATTAGGAACAGCCTATACAGATGATGGTGCAACCGCTGCTGATAATACAGATGGTGATATAACAAGTTCGATTGTTATAGTCAACCCCGTTGATGTAAACACCGTAGGTGTTTACACAGTTACTTACAATGTAAGTGATGCTGCGGAAAATGCAGCGAACCAAGTGACCCGAACTGTGAATATCACCAGTGATACAACACTTCCTGTTATTACATTAATTGGTGATGCAATCATTTCTTTAGAATTAGGAACAGCCTATATTGATGAGGGTGCAACCGCTGTTGATAATACAGATGGTGATATAACAAATAATATTGTAATAGGTAACCCCGTTGATGTAAACACCGTAGGTGACTACACAGTTACTTACAATGTAAGTGATGCTGCAGGAAATGCAGCGAACGAAGTGACCCGAACTGTGAATATCACAAGTGATGCAACACCTCCTGTTATTACATTAAATGGGTCAGCAAGCATTTCTGTAATATTAGGAACATCCTATAGTGATGAGGGTGCAGTCGCGAATGATAATACAGACTACGATATAACATATAATATTCTAATAGATAACCCCGTTGATGTAAACACCGTAGGTGTTTACACAGTTACTTACAATGTAAGTGATGCTGCGGAAAATGCAGCAACACAAGTTACTCGAACTGTAACAGTTGCCCCATTTCAACCTCAGACCAAGAGCGAGTTACAAACTGCAGTAGACTTATGGATAAATAATAACGCTAATGCTGTCTCAAATTATGGAGACATCAATACATGGGACACGTCCCAAATTACAGATATGTCCTATTTATTCCATAATAAGACAACCTTTAACGATAACATCGGCTCGTGGAACACCGCAGCCGTGACGAATATGAAGAACATGTTCAACGGTGCTTATGCCTTTAACCAACCGATAGGCAGTTGGAACGTATCTAAAGTCAATAATATGGAGAGTATGTTCCAAACTGCTTTAGCATTTAACCAACCGATAGGCAATTGGAATGTCTCTTCTGTTACCAATATGAAATGGGTGTTTTATAATGCTCAAGTATTTAACCAAGATATTAGTGATTGGGTCGTCTCTTCAGCGACCAATATGAAAGGTATGTTCATGACTGCTCAAGCCTTTAACCAACCGATAGGCAGTTGGAACGTATCTAAAGTCAATAATATGGACACTATGTTCAAAGATGCTGTAGCCTTCAACCAAGACATCGGCGTTTGGGACACCGCAGCCGTGACGAATATGAATAGCATGTTCTATGACGCAGAGGCGTTCGACCAAGACATCAGCCCAAAACCAAATACAAATATGAATGGTTCAACTTATACTGCATGGAACACCGCAGCCGTGACGATTATGTCTTACATGTTCTACGATGCGTCCGCGTTCAACCAAGACATCGGGTCCTGGAACACCGCAGCCGTGACGAATATGTCTTACATGTTCGGGCATTCCATCTACGAAGGGGTGTACGCGTTCGACCAAGACATCGGGTCATGGGACACCGCAAATGTCACGGATATGTCTGGGATGTTCTATAATGCGACCGCGTTCGACCAAGACATCGGGTCATGGGACACCGCAAAGGTGACGGACATGGATTACATGTTCCATGGTGCGTTCGCGTTCAACAAAGACATCGGGTCAAAACCAAATACAAATATGAATGGTTCAACTTATACTGCATGGAACACCACAGCCGTGACGAATATGAGTAAAATGTTCATGTGGGCAAGGGCGTTCAACCAATACATCGGGTCATGGGACACCTCGAATGTGACCACTATGCGGTCAATGTTTGCATATGCTTGGGCGTTCAACCAAGACATCGAGAAATGGGACACTTCGAAGGTGACACTAATGATGTATATGTTCCAGGGCACGAGAGCTTTTAATCAAGATATCGGGACAAAACAGGTTACTCCTGTAGGCGGTGGTAGTGCATATACTGCATGGGACACATCGTCCGTCACGGATATGAATTGGATGTTTCAGAATGCGTCTGCATTCAACCAAGACATCGGGTCATGGGACACCTCGAATGTGACTACTATGGCAGACATGTTTCAGAATGCGTCTGCATTCAACCAAAATATCAATAACTGGACTGTACTAGATGGGACATCCCTAAACATTATGTTCTTCAACTCAGGAATAACAAACGGTACTTACGGATTCACAGTTCCTACACCAACATTTAATGAGTTTAACAAACCTGTTATTACATTAATTGGTGATGCAATAATTTCTTTAGATTTAGGAACAGTCTATACAGATGATGGTGCAACCGCTGTTGATAATACAGATGGTGATATAACAATTTCGATTGTTATAGTCAACCCTGTTGATGTAAACACCGTAGGTGATTACACAGTTACTTATAATGTAAGTGATGCTGCGGGAAATGTAGCGACCGAAGTGACCCGAAATGTGAATGTAGTTGATACAATTGCGCCAGTGATTACTTTAGTTGGAAATGCTACTGTCACACATGAAAAGGGGGATACATATACAGATGAGGGTGCAAGCGCTGTTGATAATACAGATGGTGATATAACAAGTTCGATTGTTATAGTCAACTCTGTTGATGTAAACACCGTAGGTGTTTACACAGTTACTTATAAT